AATGGCGTTGTAGAGCAATTTGTAACTACTAATAGTAATTTACATCAAGGTAAATTTAGTAGAGTTGGTGGTGGGGCTGGAGTTGCTTTTAGCTCTCTTTCTTCTTTAAAAGTATCTTTACATAATTTAAATAACATTGATGTATCTCAATTTTTTGATCATCTAGTAGGACAAGGGTTTAAAATATCAAATGTAGATAATTTAAATGAATTTGGTCAATATGTTTTATTAAGTGTTACTAAAGCAAATGAAGGTGATACTTTCGCTACTTTTTCACTTAGCTATTTAAACGGTAACGGAAACTTAAAAGATAATAAATATTATTTACTTAATTTAGATAACACCGGAAGAACAGATAAAAATTTTACATCACCAAATATAAATTTTCAAGCAGGTGTTGCTGCTCCAATAGCACATAACTTATCTAAATTTCCTGCGGTAACAACTGTAGATTCAGCAGGATCTCATATAGTGGGTGAAGTACAACATATAGATAATAACAATTTAACATTAACATTTAAAGCCTCATTTCAAGGTAAAGTATACATAAACTAATAAACTATGGCACTCTCATATTTAACAGACATTAATTTAAACAAAAACGAATTACAAAATGCAGTAATTCAGAAAGTAGGTACTGATCCCTCCTCGGGATTAACCGAAGGTTATATAATATATAATACAGCAGCGCATCAACTGAAAGTATATAGCGAAAAGCAAATAAGTGGTAGTGATGAAGGTTGGATAAATGTTGGAGGCGATATAACAGGAGTTGATATAACAGCTGGAACTGGATTATCAGGAACAGTCAGTACAACATCAGGTCAACACACTCAAACTATTGATTTAGCAAATACAGCAGTAACAGCGGGATCATATGGTTCAGCTACTGCAATACCAACTTTTACAGTAGATGCACAAGGTAGATTAACGGCAGCTGGTGAAGCGAGTATAACTACTGTTCTTACAATAGATGGCGATTCTACAACTGAAGATGTAGCATTAGCTACTGATGATCTTAAAATAATTGGTACATCAAATGAAATAGAAACAGCAGTAACTAAATCTGGCACAGATGTTTCATTAACAATAGGTCTTCCAGACGATGTTACAATTGGAAACGATTTAACAGTACTTGGAGATTTACAAGTTACAGGAACAACAACAACTAACAATGTAGAAACAGTAAGTACATCAAATGGTATTATATTTGAAGGTACTGTTGCAGATGCTCACGAAGGTACTTTATTAGCTGGCGCTTTAACTGCAGATGTTACATATACATTACCGGATAAAACAGGTACTGTAGCAATGACAAGTGATATTACTGATAGGTTCTACGCTACATCTATAGGTGACGGATCTGCTACTTCTTACACTGTAACACACAATTTAGGTTCTCAAGATGTAATAGTACAATTATATGATTCAAGTTCATTAGATACAGTCTTTGCGGATGTGGTTAGAACATCTACCTCTGTTGTAACAATTGATTTTGCGGCTGCACCAACTTCAAACGATATAAGAGTACTGGTTACAAAGATTGCATAATATTAAATAAAATTCATGGCTAAGAAGTTTTTAACTGACATAAACATAGCCGCAGGAGTATATGATTCTAGTGGAGACATAGGAAACAGTGGACAAGTATTGTCATCGACTGGGTCTGGTGTCAATTGGATAAATACTACTACTTCGGCAAGTATAATTTACCAAGACGGTTTTACTGGTGATGGTAGCACAACTGCTTTCACATTAGCCAATAGTCTAGACAACGAAAACAAAACACAAGTATATATAGAAGGTGTATACCAACATAAAGATAACTATTCTTTAAATGGGGCTACACTTACTTTTAGTTCTGCACCACCCGACACTTCTGATATAGAAGTTATATCTTTTGGTAGTGTTACAGCTGCTGATGATATTTTATATGATGATGATTTTACATCTGCTGGTTTAATGACAACAGATGGATCAGGTGTGTATAGCATAACGACAAACAACTCTTCAAACTGGAATACAGCTTACACACATTCTCAAGCTGCTCACGCTCCTGCAAACGCAGAACAAAATGTACAGTCCGATTGGACAGCTACATCAGGCGATTCTTTCATTCAAAACAAACCTACGATTCCAAGTGGTAATCAGATTATAGATTGGACAGCGGATCAAGGATCAACTGAGATACATTCCGGTAACTACATTAATACAACTTATACAGTTGGTGATGGTGGTTTAACTCAAAACAATTTTACAAACGCTTTAAAAACAAAGCTAGATGGTATTGAAGCTAGTGCTGATGTAACAGATACAGCAAATGTAACTGCCGCTGGTGCTTTAATGGATTCTGAATTAACAGATTTAGCTGGTGTTAAAGCTGTAACAATATCTGATTTAGCTACAGAAACATATGTAGATACTGCAGTTAGTAATTTAGTTGATAGTTCACCCGCAACATTAGATACATTAAACGAGCTTGCTGCAGCGTTAGGTGACGACCCTAATTTTGCTACAACTACAGCTACAAGTATTGGAACAAAGCTACCATTAGCTGGCGGAACATTAACAGGGGATCTCAATATGGTCCAAACCTCTGGCAACAATTTAATTTATATTAATAGTTCTGGCGGTGGTGCTCCTGTTATATACCTAGAGGATTCAACCGTTAAATGGGGACAATTTGTTTCATCTGGAAGTTTTTATATTAAAAATGAAACCACAGCCGTAGATGTCTTAACATTAAGTGGTAGTAACGCAACTTTTGGAGGCAATATAAACACAACTGGACAATTCGTAACTACTTTAGCTAATGGTTTTAGAGTTGATAGCGGGGGTTATGCAAGAATAGAGTTAGATTCAAATTCTAATTGGTCATATATAAGATACCAAAACAATAGCACTGTTTCATGGGATGTCGCTGTTTATCAAGGCGGGCAGTATGAATTAAGGCCAGGAGGTTCAGGCACTAATTCTTGGACTTATAGTTCAGCTGGGCATGCTACGGCGGGGGCGAGCTCAAGAGCGCCTATCTTTTATGATTCAAACGATACAAATTATTATTTAGATCCCAATGCGCAATCTGGAGCCACAAGTTTTTATACTAAAGGCGATATTGAACAAACAAACATAGCTAATAGCACTTGGCCATATTTATTTACAACGAGTGGTGCAAGTAACAGCAACGCTTCAGGGTTTTGGACTAGTAATGTTGGTTACCCAGATATGAGATTAAGAAGAAACAATTCAACAGTAAGAGCGTTGATATCTTCTTGGGAACGTTCTTATACATCAAATGGATTTAACGATTCTAGTGATATGAGAGCCCCGCTATTCTATGATTTAAACGATACAAATTATTATCTTGATCCAGCATTAACAGGTAAATCTTTAAAAATTGCTGGTGGTATATCAACTAATGTTGCTAATGGTGATGTTATTATAAAACACACTGTATCAGAAGGGAATTCTTGGTTGTTTCAAGAAAATGCAGCTAACTGGGGGTTATTTTGGTTAAATGAAAGCGCTAATGGCACTGCTTTTGGCAGCTACACTACTGTTGGAGCAGAATTTATTGGGTTTAGAAATGGTAGTCAAACAGGATTTAAAAACCCTTCGGCTTGGACAGGCATTAATAGTGCCGCTTATGCTGGTTGGTTACTTTCAAATTATAGTGGATATTTTTGGACAGCATCTACACAATATTCCGAAACGGATATGCGAGCGCCTATATTCTATGACGCAAATAACACATCTTATTATGTTGATCCTGCCTCTACTAGTATTTTAAATAGAGTAGAAATTAATGACAATTTGGATGTAAGAGCCCAACTCGGAACTTGGATTACATCTGATGTAATGGGTGATGCCATTGGTTGGAACAGTAGTTATGGGGTTTACATAGGATCAAATGTTGGGGGCACACACTATTTAAGAGGTAATGGTACATTCACAACCGGTGGTAACACATATAATTTATGGCACAGTGGTAATGACACTGGTTTATTAGTTAAAGGCACAGCTATATTCGCTAATGCAGTAGCAGACGATACGTCAGGCCCTTTGAATTTTAATAGAAGTACTGGCTGGGACGAATATATAATAAAGCACGGAACTAGCAAAGGAATGTTTGGTAAAAAAGGGATAGGCTGGCACATGAATAGTGCTAATTCATTCCATATTTTATCAACTGGTTGGACGGCTAATTTTGGTGTAGAGCATGGTGGATCATGTAGAGCAGCTGGTGATTTTAGAGCGCCAATATTTTATGATTCAGGGAATACTGGATTTTATATAAATGCTGATAGCACAAGTAATTTGTATAATCTTGAATTAAGCGGGGCAAAACATACATATCTATATATAACCCCAGGAAACGGATATGAAGCAATGGTTAGGTTTAATGGTGGACAAGGTAGCACTTGGTACGTTGGGAAGAGAACAACTACACAGTTGCTGGGAACGCAAGATGCGTGTCATTTTTATTCACAAACCGCAGGCCAAACTGTTGGCGGGTACAGCACCACAGGTCACCATTATGCGGTAAGTTCGTCTAGGGCACCAATATTTTACGATCAAAATAATACTGGTTATTACACAAATCCAGCAAGTACTAGCGTTTTAAACGGTTTGCAATTTGGGTTTACTCAGCACGGTTCTGCTAATAATATAAGAATGGGGAATAGCACTACCATGAATGCTATTTCTTCTGGTACTAATAACGCAGCTTTTGGTGTTGAAGCATTAGGTAATTGTAGCAGTGGTAGCAGAAACTTTGCGTATGGTTATGCGGCATTGTTTAGTGTAAGTAGTGGCGGAAGTAATATCGCTATGGGTGATGCTTGTGGCTACAATGTAACTTCTGGTAGTAACAACTTATTGTTTGGTCAAAACGCTGGTAGAACAGGTTATCAGTCACCTTATCAGTCTATAGCTGGTGTGACAAGCGGCAGCAACCAAATACACATGGGTAACGAATCCCATAGTACAGCAAGAATACAGATAAGTTGGACTGTAAATTCAGATGCAAGAGACAAGACAGATGTAACACCAATAAATGTAGGTTTAGATTTTGTTAAAGATTTAAATCCAGTAACATTCAGATGGGATAAAAGATCTTCTTATGAAGATAGAACTCCAACAGGTGAAAACAAATTAGAAGAGTTAACGTTAGGATTTTTAGCACAAGAGGTTGAGGAAGTAGAAAAATCTTACGGTTATGATGTAGCAAATAAAACAAATTTAGTTGTAGATAGGGATGTTGAGCAAGACCATTTTGGAATAACTTATGAAAAAATGATTCCTATTTTAACTAAAGCAATACAAGAATTAGAAGCAAGAGTAAAAGAATTAGAAAATAATTAAATATGGCATTAACTAAAGTATCAGGTGATTTTATAGATGCGGGTTCGATAACCCAGGGACATTTACATTCAAGTCACGGTATAACTACAACTCACATAGCCGAAGGTGATAAATTGTTTTTCACTAATGCTAGAGTAGATTCTAGAATAGGTAGTTTAAGTTCTTCTGATTTGTCAGAGGGTACTAATCTATATTATACTGATGCAAGAGCAGATGCTAGAATAGCAGCAGCAGACACAGGAGACTTATCTGAAGGAACTAATTTATATTATACGCAAGCAAGGTTTAATAGCGCTTTTACAGCTAAATCAACTAGTGATTTAAGCGAAGGTACTAATCTTTATTACACAGATGCTAGGGCTGATGCTAGAATAACCGCAGCAGATACAGATTCACTATCAGAAGGTTCAACGAACTTATATTATACAGATGCAAGAGCAGACGCAAGAGTTGCTTTGATAGTGGATTCTTCACCTGATGCCTTAAATACTTTAAATGAATTAGCGGCTGCATTAAACGATGATGCAGATTTCAGCACAACAATTACAACTAGCATTGGATTAAAAGCACCTAAAGCTTCGCCATCATTTACTGGAAACTCAACTTTTACGGGTAGTGTTTTAATAAATTCCGATGCTGGGTTAACCATACACACTACCACAAATGGAGAAAATGCTAAAATTGATTTTAGTTCCCATGTTCCAGGCCACACACAAAAAGGAACTTTTGCTTACAATCACGCTGATACTCTTTCTTATGGAAGTAATGAAAGCTTTGTAATTAGTGGTACTGAAAGTACAATGACAATACTTGCTGATGGTAAGTTAATGTATAACGAAGGTATTTATTCTAAACCCGCTTCAGGAACTGGTGCAGGAACAAGAAAAGATAGCAATTGGGATACAGCTTATGGCTGGGGCAATCATGCTAGCGCAGGATATTTAACATCCCTGCCCTCTCATACTCATGATGACAGGTATTATACTGAGTCTGAAATACAAGCTTTTTTTAATAGAGGTTATTTATCTAACCATTCTGCTAGCGGCCTTACGGTCGGTTGGTATACAATCGCTACAAATACAGGGGATAGGGCATTGGGAGAATTCCAAATATGGGATACCGCGAGTGGTGATCACCAATCTGTATTGTTTACTGCATCTCATCATTTTGGTATAAACACATCAAATGATATAACTGTTTTAGCAAACTCAAGATATAGCGGTACTAACTTTAGGTATATAAGAATTAAAGAAGGCGGTACTTATGATGGTGCTGCTCTTCAAGTTTATATTGATGGAGCTAGTAACACTGTTTATGCAGCAATAGTCGGGGGTAACGCACAAGAAAGCGGATGGGTATTAAAAGATTGGATTGCAGATGGAACTGACCCTGGCGATCTAACATCATACAGCTCTATGGTAGAAAGAACTATAGTTGACTTAGATGTTATAATAAATGGTGGTATAATGACTACTGGTCCAATTTATTCTGGTGGTCAAACAGCTCAATATAAAGTATTAACACAAGCTGATGAAGGTTCAGGCAATGGAATAGACGCAGACACTTTAGATGGCATTCAAGGTGCAAATTACCTAAGAAGTGATGTTGAAGATCAGGGTCATATGCTGAACCTAGGTGGTGAAATATCAGCAGGATCCGGCGCGAAGCTTCAAGTTCAAGGTTTTATGAGAACTGGCCCTATAATGATTGCGTCTGGCAATACTGGTGTAACAACTTTCAATAATACAAATGAGAAATGGTTAATGAATAATGCTGGAAGCATTTACATAGGTGATGGCACAAATTTTACTGATAGAATATTAACAACAGCAGACGAGGGGAGTTACATGACTTTATCAGGTAATCAAAGTATAACTGGAACAAAAACATTTAGCTCTGCCTCACTTGTAATATCGGGTAGTCACGGTACTATATCTTTTTTAGATAACAGTTCTAGTGCTGATGATTTTTATATTCATGTTAATAGTAATAATTTTTATGTTCTTGCAGATAGACAAGGAGGTAACGAGGTAGACGCTGGTTATGAAGCTCCTCATCCATTGCAACTTGAAGCAGATACAAATACTGCATACACTTTTGGCAATAGAATATTAACTACAGCAGATGAAGGTTCTGGAAATGGTATTGACGCAGATACAGTGGATGGGTTGCAAGGCGGAAGCTTCCTTAGAAGCGATAGTGGCGATACTTTTACAGGTAAGCTTTCGGTTGCTAACACAGGCGCACGAAGAGCGGGTATGTATGGTATATATGATTCTAATAAAACTGGACACATATGGTCAATGGGAACGGCATATCAAATACCCCAAGATGGTTCTGATTTTGGAAATTTATATGGGTTAGCTTACAAGCACACAAATAACTCTACTGGTGGAACTATGGCAAGTGGCCACCAAATGGTTTGGTGCTCTAATGGAACTCCTAAATCTGCTATAGGCACTAATATATGGACAGATGGAATAATAGATGCCGATGGGGCAACTTTTGGCGGAACTGTATCTATGAATGGCCAAGCTATATCAATGGGGAATGGTAATATTACTGGAATTAATCATATGACAATGAATGACCCTGGTGTTAATGAGGGTTTACAATGGACAGGCGGGAATGATTGGTACATACAAGAATGTCCTGACGCAATGACTAACGCTAGTGGTAATTTACAATTCAGCACGGGAACAACTAGAAGATTTACAATAAATACATCCGGGTATGTTTATGCAGAGAGGTATTATGATATGGGCTCTACCAGTTATTATCTAGACCCAGGGGGTACAAGTGTTTTAAATGCGGCAACATTTGCTGGGGATATAACAGTTAATGGAAATCAAATTAGAACACTTGGAGGAAATGCAGATGTAAAATTTTCTGTATGGAGTGGAACAACCTATGGTATAGGAATGACTTCTGGAGTTACATTGGGTAATTTAAATGATTATGCAATGACTTTTTGTATGAACAACGAAGCTGATAGAGGTTTCTGGTGGGGTTACAGTGGTCAAAGCAAAGGGGCTGGAGCAATGTCTTTAACAACTGGCGGTAAGTTATATGTTTCTAATCGTGTTACTGCTCCCGTATATTACGACACAAACACTACTTATTATGGTGATTTTGCTTCAACTAGTAATTTTAACGCCTTAAACATGGCGGGGAATTTACGTGTTGGTTCTTCAGGTACATCAAATATATATATGGGTGGAACATCTGGAAACTACTTTAGATTCCATACAAATAACTCACATACGTATTTTGATGCAAACGTTGGGAATGTATATTGGAGACAAGGGTCAAGTACTAGATTTTACTTTTATATGTCAAATGCTAACATGACCATAAACGGTTCATTAACGCAAAATTCAGATGAAAGAGTAAAAGAAAACATAGTTGAAATACCGGATGCTATTGATAAAGTAAAAGCAATGAAGGGTGTTTACTATAATAGGACGGATTTTAATACAAGCGTAACTAAAGTTGGGGTATTAGCGCAAGATGTTGAAGCTGTGTTGCCTGAATTAATAGTTGTAGCTCCGGACTCAGGATTAAAATCAGTGGCTTATGGAGAACTTACATCTGTATTGATAAACGCAATTAAAGAACAACAGACTATTATTGATGATCTTAAGTCAAGACTTGAAACTTTAGAAAATCAGTAAAACAAGTGATAATAAATTATAACACAAATAATTAAAACTAAATTATGGCAATTACTTACACATGGGCAATCACGGCTATGAAAAAAGCACCCAGTCTCGACGGTTTGTCGGATGTGATTACACACGTAAATTTTAAATACGTAGGAACTGATGATGAAAATGATTCCGAAGGGAATCCTTACACTGCAGAATTTTCAGGAGCGTGCCCTATAGGAGCACCTAACTCTGAAACTTTTACTGCTTTGTCTTCAGTTACAGAAGAAAATGTTATTGAGTGGGCTCAAGCTAATCACCCAGTTGATCACATGCAAGAAGTTATAACAAAAAATATTAGCGAACAAAAAATACCAACAAACGAAGACGTTTCTGAACTGCCTTGGGCTCCAGCTCAAGAAGAAGCAGAGCCAGAAGCTTAAAATTAAATTAAGTTAAATTAAAATTAGATTAAAATTATGGAAAACCAAGAAAACAAAATTAGCCAAGAACAATTAGAGGAACTACAAGGATTTGTAGGGAAGCTTAATAATGCTGCTTCTCAAATTGGAAACCTAGAATTACAAAAACACCAGCTTAACCACGCTGCGGCAGAAGTCCAACAAGACTTGAACAAGTTGCAAGCTAAGCTAGAAGAAAAGTACGGTAAAATTAAAATTGATATTCAAACTGGAAACTACGAACTTATCGAAGAAGAAAGCGGGGAACAAGTAGTTGGACCAGAAGTATTAAAGAAAGCATAGTAATGTCTTTGGTAAGAAAAATTAGTATAGGTAGAGACTATAAAAACGACGCTATGCACTATGCAGTTGGCCAAGAAGTATATGGCGGCCATAAAATATGCAATATAATAGAGGAGTCTGGCAAGTTTTCTATTTTCATACAAAAAGGGAAAGAAGTGTTGCCGTGGAAAGACTTTAATAAAAATATGGCTATAGCTGTAGAATACAATTTAGAATATTAATGCAAAGTTTATTTGATTTTATTATAAAACCAAAAAACAAAAGATACGATAATAAAAAATATATAGATGGTCAAGAGCTTTTAGTTAATACTGAAATCTCTGATCATCGATATGTTAGTCGTATTGGAATAGTTTTAGGAGTGCCAAAACTTGAAGAAACAGAAATACAAATTGGGGACGAAGTTATCGTGCACCATAATGTATTTAGAAGATGGTACGATCAACATGGTAAAGAACGAAATACCCGAAGTCATTATAAAGAAGATTTATATTTTGTAAAATCAGATCAAATATACTTATATAAACGAAATAACGAATGGAATGCTCCTAAAGGCTTTTGCTTCGTTAAACCAATCCAATCTACTAATATATTAAATAACGAAAAAGAACAAGCCCTAAGGGGTATTATAAAATATGTTGACAAAGACATTAGCAGTTTAATAGAAAAAGAAGATTTAATTGGATTTACGCCAAGCAGTGAATATGAATTCATTGTAGACAGTGAAAGAATGTACAGAGTACTAACTAATTCAATATCTATTAAATATGAACGTCAAGGAAACGAAAAAGAATATAATCCAAGCTGGTTATGATGCAGTCAAAGAATTGGTTAAGGTTGCTAAAGAACCTATCGTTGAAACTGATGATGACATTTCAGCCGATAGACTCAAGAACGCTGCAGCCACTAAAAAGCTCGCAATATTCGATGCATTTGAGATCCTAAATAGGATTGAAGAAGAAAAAGGTTTGTTAGAAAATAAACCTAAAGAAAAAGAAGATACTTTTAAAGGGTTTGCCGAAAGAAGATCTAAGTGATGTACAAACAAAGTTTATATAAGGTTATTGAGCCCATAAAAATAACCACCATTAAAAGATTAAATAGATCTAAAAAATGGGAGTATGGATATAATAAAGAACACGATGTTATTGTTATATCCAAAAGCGGCCAGATTGGGGAAGTGTATAGCATTCAGGGGCTTAAGATAGCATTACCCAAGCCAACCGACGTAGATAACACGAATAATAAATGGGTTGCACACGAGTATCCTAAGGAGCTCAAATCTGTTAAAAGCATATTTGATTGGAAAGATTATCCAGATGAGTTTAAACAAAGATGGCATACCTATATAGACGCCGAATTCACTAAAAGAGATGAGGGGTATTGGTTTAATAACAAAGGAACACCAACTTATATAACAGGAACTCATTATATGTACCTGCAATGGACAAAGATTGATGTAGGCAAACCTGATTTTAGAGAAGCAAATAGATTATTCTTTATATTTTGGGAAGCTTGTAAAGCAGATACAAGAAGCTACGGGATGTGTTATTTAAAAAATAGACGTAGTGGATTTTCGTTTATGGCATCTGGTGAAACAGTTAACTTAGCAACCATATCATCCGATTCAAGATACGGTATATTATCTAAGTCTGGTGCTGATGCTAAAAAAATGTTTACAGATAAAGTAGTTCCAATATCAATTAACTACCCGTTCTTTTTTAAACCGATTCAAGATGGTATGGATCGACCTAAAACAGAGCTTGCATATAGAGTGCCCGCATCAAAGTTAACTCGTAAACGTTTTGAATCAAAAGAAAAAGCATTACAATTAGAGGGGTTAGATACAACTATTGATTGGAAAAATACTGGGAACAACAGTTATGATGGTGAAAAACTTACGTTGCTTGTACACGATGAAGCTGGTAAATGGGAAAGACCAGAAAACATTCTTAACAACTGGAGAGTTACTAAAACAACCCTTAGATTAGGTTCAAGAATAATTGGCAAGTGTATGATGGGTTCAACAAGTAACTCATTAGACAAGGGCGGTGAGAACTTTAAAAAACTATATAATGACTCGGACGTTACGAAAAGAAATAAGAATGGACAGACTCGCTCGGGATTATATTCTTTGTTCATACCTATGGAATGGAATTTCGAAGGATTCATCGATTCTTATGGAATACCTGTCTTTAACACACCGAGCAACCCTGTCAAAGACCACCAAGGAGATAATATCGACATCGGGGTTATTGAACATTGGGAGAATGAAGTTGAGGGATTAAAAGGAGATCAGGACGGTTTAAATGAATTTTATCGTCAGTTTCCAAGAACTGAGGAACACGCATTCAGAGACGAAACAAAAAATAGTATATTTAATTTAGCAAAAATATACGAGCAAGTAGATTTTAACGAAGAAGCAAAATACAGCGCTTTAGTTACAAAAGGAAGCTTTCAATGGCAAAATGGTGTTAAAGATACAAAAGTTGAATTTATACCTAATCCAAACGGAAGATTTAATGTTAGTTGGGTTCCACCCACACATTTACAAAATAAAGTAATACTAAAAAATGGAATTAAATATCCTGGAAACGAACATAGCGGTGCATTTGGCTGCGATAGCTACGATATATCCGGGACTACCGACGGCCAAGGATCTAAAGGCTCTTTACACGGTCTCACAAAATTTAGCATGGAAGAAATTCCTGCTAATATGTTTTTTTTAGAATATATAGCTAGACCGCAAACAGCGGAAATGTTTTTTGAAGATATATTAATGGCATTACACTTTTATGGTATGCCAATACTAGCAGAAAACAACAAGCCTAGATTATTATATTATTTAAAACGAAGAGGATATAGAGGCTATTCAATGAATAGACCTGATAAAATATGGAATAAATTATCGGTTACTGAAAAAGAAATAGGAGGTATACCGAATTCAAGCGAAGATATTAGACAAGCTCATGCTGCTGCAATTGAAAGTTATATAAATAACTATGTAGGTGAAAAAGAAGATGGTAGTTACGGAGATATGTATTTTAATAACACATTAAACGATTGGGCTAAGTTTGATATAAATAAAAGAACAAAATTTGATGCGGCGATAAGTTCAGGCTTAGCGGTTATGGCATGCAATAAAAACAGATACGCCCCAAATCAAACAAGAGAATTAAAAAGCAAAGTTAATTTTAGTTTTTCTAAATATAACAATAATGGAAATTTTTCAAAAATAATACAATAGATGGCAAGAGTATCACCAAAAGGTATTTTTCCGAGTCAAGCAGTTAGCGACGCAGAAAAAGGAGGTTTAGATTATGGACTTCAAGTTGCTAAAGCTGTTGAGTCAGAATGGTTCAAAAAAGATTCAGGAGGATCTCGCTATTTCTCAAATAGAGATAACTATCATAACCTTAGGTTATATGCTAGAGGCGAACAAAGCATTAAAAAATATAAAGATGAATTATCCATTAACGGTGATTTGTCTTATCTAAATTTAGATTGGAAACCAGTACCTATTATTCCAAAGTTTGTGGATATAGTTGTTAATGGTATTGCCGAGAGGGTATACGGATTAAAAGCTTTTTCTGTTGATCCTATTGCCAGCAAAAAAAGAACAGAATATGTTAATGAAATGCTTAACGATATGTACGCTCGTGATTTTGCAGCTAAAATATCAGAAGCAACCGGCGTTAATACTTTAAGTAATAAAGAAGAGTCGATCCCAGAGTCAGAAGATGAACTTAATTTACATATGCAATTAAATTATAAACAATCTATAGAATTAGCACAAGAGCAAGCTATAGATAATATTTTTAATTTAAATAAATACGAATTATTAAAGAAAAGATTAGATTACGATATTACTGTTTTAGGTATTGGATGTGTTAAGAATAGCTTTAACACTGCGGAAGGTATAAAACTAGAATACGTTGATCCCTCTGATTTAATATATTCCTACACAGACTCGCCTTATTTTGATGATTTATATTATGTTGGGGAAGTTAGAAGAGTAAGTTTAGTTGAATTAAAGAAACAATTTCCCGAATTAACAAACGAAGATATTGAAGAACTTGAGGGTAAAGGCAATAGCTCATTATTATACAACCAAATTGGTGTAAACTCTTCGGATAAAAATTTTGTATATGTATTGTATTTTGAATATAAAACATTTCAAAACCAAGTATATAAAATAAAAGAAACTAATAGTGGGGCAGACAAAGCAATTAAAAAAGACGACACATTTAACCCCCCTAAAGATTCTAGAGCTAGATTTGAAAAAGTAAATAGATCTATAGAATGTTTATATGAAGGCGCAAAAATAGTTGGCCATGATAAATTATTAAAATGGCAAAAGGCTGTTAATATGACAAGACCTAAATCTGATATTACAAAAGTTCAGATGAGTTACAATATTGTAGCACCTAGAATATACAAAGGAAAAACTGAATCGTTAGTTAGTAGAATGACATCATTTGCCGATATGATTCAAATCACACATTTAAAGCTCCAGCAAGTTTTATCTCGTATGGTTCCTGATGGGGTTTATTTAGACGCGGATGGGTTAGCGGAAGTTGATTTAGGCAATGGAACTAATTATAACCCGCAGGAAGCATTAAATATGTATTTCCAAACTGGTTCTGTTATTGGTAGGTCAATGACACAAGACGGTGAATTTAATAATGGTAGAGTACCTATACAAGAATTAAGAGCTGGTGCTGGAGGTTCAAAAATACAAAGCTTAATACAATCTTATAATTATTATTTGCAAATGATGCGAGATGTTACGGGGTTAAATGAAGCAAGAGATGGAAGCACGCCAGATAGAAATGCCTTAGTCGGTTTACAAAAAATAGCTGCTGCTAATTCAAATACAGCTACAAGGCACATACTACAAGCTGGTTTATATATTACTTTAAAAACTGCCGAAGCAATATCATTAAGAATATCTGATATATTGGAGTTTTCAAATACTAAAAATTCTTTTGTACAATCATTAGGCAAAGTTGATGTTGCCACTCTTGCTGAGATTAAAGATTTACATATTCATGATTTTGGAATATTTTTGGAATTATCCCCAGACGAGGAAGAAAAACAATTGTTGGAAAATAATATACAAATGGCTATATCTCAAAAGCAGATAGAACTAGAGGATGCTATTGATGTTAGAGAAATTAGAAATTTAAAATTAGCCAATCAGTTATTAAAATTAAGAAGAAAGCAAAAGTTTGAAAGAGATAGACAAATCCAAATGGAAAATATCCAAGCACAATCACAAGCTAACGCTCAGTCAGCTCAAGCAGGAGCCGCCGCAGAAATACAAAAACAGCAAGGGATTGCTGAAACAAAAGTACAAATTGCACAAGCACAATCGCAATTTGATATTGCAAAACTTGAACGAGAAGCACAAATTAAAAAAGAACTAATGGAGTTTGAGTTTCAACTTAATATGAAGCTTAAAGAGCAGGACAATCAGGTGATTAACAATAAAGAGAAGTATAAAGAAGATCGTAAAGATAAAAGAACAAAAATACAAGCATCACAGCAAAGTGAACTTATAGACCAGAGAAAATCTGGAAAACCGCCAAAAGACTTTGAATCAGCAGGATTTGATAATTTGGGTGGATTTGGTTTAGAGCAATTTGAACCAAGATAATATTTAAACAATTATATTTTATTATGTCAGAAAACATCAAAGCAGAAGCTTTAGACATCGAAGAAAAGTCTATTGCTGAAAAAGAAGCAGAAGTACAAAAAATACCAACCAATGAGGATGGTGATTACACTGTAGATTTAGGAAAAATTAACGAAACAAAAGAAGAAACAGATGCCGTTCAAGAACAAAAAACAGAAGATGGCGTGTTACGCGGAGGCGGCGAGAATGAAAAAGATGGGGAAGAAGCCAAAGTGGAACTGCAAGAAGTACAGCAAGAAAAAGTAGAAGAACCTGTACTTGAAGAGGTTATTGAAGAAGAAGTTTCGGAAGAGCCGGCTCCAGCAGCTGAAGAAAAACAACCACAGCAAGAAGTTGAACCGGTTGAAGAAACAAAAGAATCAGAAGTAAACCTACCAGAAAACATACAGGACCTGGTAAAATTTATGGAAGAAACCGGTGGTACTCTTGAAGATTATGTCAGATTAAATGCTGACTTTTCAAATGTAGATCAAAATACATTATTAAGAGAATACTATAAACAAACTAAGCCTCATTTAAGCTACGATGAAGTATCGTTTTTATTAGAAGATCAATTTTCATTTGACGAAGAAATTGATGAGGAAAGAGATATTAAAAGAAAAAAACTTGCTCTTAAAGAGGAAGTCGCAAATGCCAATAAGTTTTTAAATGAAACTAAGGATAAATACTATAAGGAAGTCAAGTTGAGTTCCAAATTAGCTCCTGAACAACAAAAAGCTATTGATTTTTTCGACAGATACAATAAAGAGCAAAAATCAGCTGAAGAATTATTACAGCAGCAAACAAAACATTTTGAACAAGAAACTAGTAAAGTTTTTAGCGAAGGATTTAAAGGTTTTAATTTCGACGTAGGAGACAAGAAATATCGTTTCAATGTAAAAGATGTTAATAAAGTAAAGGAAACCCAAAGTGATTTATTAAATGTTTTTAATAAATATGTTGGTGACAATAAAATGTTACAAGACGCCGGGGGTTACCATAAAGCTTTATTTGCCGCTTCTAATCCTGACAAAATAGCTAACCATTTTTATGAACAAGGTAAAGCTGACGCAATCAAGCAAATGAGTGCGGAGGCCAAAAACATTAACATGGACCCTAGAAAAACTTCTAGTGGGTATGTTGACGCTGGCGGAATAAAAGTAAAAGCTATTTCTGGGGATGATAATTCTAAGCTAAAATTTAAACTTAAGAATTATTAACTAACAAAAAAAAATTAAAATGGCGAATAACAATTCATTTGCTGGCCCATTGGCTGGCAGCATTTTGACTCCTTCGGCTCAAAAAATGACAACCTTAGGAAGTTACTTAGACATCCAAAACGATGGATGGGCTAAACAATATCTACCTGAGCTTTACGAAAGTGAAGTACAGAGATACGGGAACAGAACTATTTCTGGATTCCTTTCACAAATTAGTGCAGAAATGCCAATGTCTTCTGATCAAGTAATTTGGTCTGAGCAAGGTAGACTACACTTATCTTACAACGGTACAATTAACTGTACAGATGGTGTTGTAACTTCAATAACTGGAATTGATAGTGGCGCAACTGAAGCTCACGCTGTAAGAAAAGGCGCTACTGTAGTTGCTGAAATTACTGGATCTGCTGGTACAGTTGTTGTAAAAGCTTTATGTACTGAAGGCGTTGAAACTGCTACTAACGCATTGAAATTAAAGCCTTACGGAGGGCAAAATTTTGATGATTTAGATGTTTTAGTTGCTAACGATACAGCTGTAGCTATTAAATTTTTCGTATACGGTTCTGAATTTTCAAAAGGAACTGCTAGTATGACTGAATCTATTGAGCCTACATTCAAAACTTTCACTAACAAGCCAATGATTATTAAAGATCACTTTGAAATCAATGGATCTGATACTGCTCAAATCGGGTGGGTACAAGTAAGTGGTGAAAGCGGAGAGTCTGGATACCTATGGTACTTAAAATCTTCTGCTGATACAAAAGCAAGATTTGATGACTATTTAGAAATGATTGCAATTGAATCTGAAAAAGCTGACGGTGCATCTGAAGTAGGTGTTGCTGGTTCTCAAGGATTACTTTCAGCTATTGGCGAAAGAGGAATTGTAGCTACAAATCAATTTGATTCAGGTGCAGTATTATCTGAATTTGATGATGTATTAAAAGAATTAGACAAGCAAGGAGCTATTGAAGAAAACATGCTTTTCTTAGACAGAGATGCTAACTTAGTAATCGATGACTTACTTGCAGGATTAAATCCAAATATTTCTGGAGGTCTTGGATTTGGAGTATTTAATAACTCTGAAGACATGGCGTTAAATTTAGGTTTTTCTGGTTTTAGAAGAGGTTCTTATGACTTCTATAAAACTGACTGGAAATACTTAAACGACAAGTCAACAAGAGGTTCGATCGGTGGATTAAAAGGACTTTTAATTCCTGCTGGAACATCTTCAGTATATGACCAAAACTTAGGAAGCAATGTTAGAAGACCTTTCTTACACGTAAGATATAGAGCTTCTCAAGCTGACGATAGAAAATTAAAATCTTGGGTTACTGGTTCAGTAGGTGGAGCATCTACAATCGGTGATGACAAAATGGAGATTCACTATCTATCAGAAAGATGTTTAGTGGTTCAGGCTGCAAACAACTTCATAAGATTTGACTCATAAATTTTAATGTAATTTTTACCCTCGTTGTAACGACGGGGGTAATCATTACTCTTATTAATTATATTATATTATATCATGGCAAAAATTAAAGAAAAAGCAACTAAAGTTGCGCCCAAATGGGAAATAAAAGATAAATTATATCAATTATCAATAAACGAATCACCAATTGCTTTTATGGTAAAAACAAGAGGCATATTGTGGTTTGACGAAGAAAAAGGATACGAAAGAGAAATTAAATATTGTGAAAATCAAAAAACAGTATTTGTTGACGAAATGAAAGGTCCTGAAAGATTATCAAGAATTGTTTTTAGAGACGGAAGATTATTTGTTCCAAAAGAAAAACAAACATTGCAAAAATTTTTAGCTATTCACCCGGACATGAATAAAAAATTCTACGAATACAATCCGGTTAAAGAAGCAGAAGATGATTTAGATGTTCTTGAATATGAAATACAAGCATTAACTATGGCCCAGAATATAGATATTGATCACGCTGAGGCAATATTAAGAACAGAGCTTGGAAATAAAGTGTCTAAGATGACTTCTAAGGAACTTAAAAGAGATTTATTATTATTTGCTAGAAGCAATCCAGAATTGTTCTTAGAATTGGCAAATGACGAAAATATAAATATTAGAAACATTGGTATAAAAGCTGTTGAAAACGGTATTATATCTTTATCAAGTGATCAAAGAACATTTAAGTGGGCATCGAACGATAGAAAACTTATAACAGTTCCATTTGATGAAAATCCATATTCAGCTTTAGCAGCATACTTTAAAACCGATGAAGGTATTGAAGTATATCAAACGGTTGAAAAAAAATTAAAATAAAATGCTTATAGTGGTTAGGCCGCAAATAAGCGGCTTAATCATTATATAAAAAAATATTATGGCAATATCAGTTGATACAACATATAAAACAGTATTATCAATACTCAATAAAGAATCAAGAGGTTTTTTAACGCCAGATGAATTTAATAAAATAGGTTCACAGGTGCAACTTGATATATTAGAAAAAAATTTTTACGAATATAATAGAGCGGTTATTAAAAGTAATTTAAATCGTTCTGTGTCAGAATACGGTGATATTCCATCAAATATTAAAGAAAAAATAGACATTTTGTCTAAAGAACAAGAAGTTTACATACCAAATGCAAATTCTTTTATTCCTAATACTGATCTTAGGCAAGTAGAAAGCATAATTGGTGTTACCACACCAACAAGCATTACAGCTGGAACTTATAGCAATATTGCTACTACTACAACAGGCAGTGGAACTGGTTTAACAGTAACGGTTGTCGCTACGGGAAGCACCTTTGTAGCAGGAACAACAACAGTTAAAGTTGTTGATGGGGGAACTGGATATTTAGCAGGCGATAGTATTACAGTACCTCAAGCTTCCATGACTGGAGCGTCTGGTCCTTTTACGTTTCCTGCTCTTTCATCACATTTAAACATTACTGGAAACTTAATTTTACCTACAGATATATATAAAGTAATTGCGCTTTCAAGATTAAGTAGAACAATAAATTTTGATGAATTAAAGAAATCAGAATTTACTTATGTTAACTCTTCTAAATTAACGGCCCCATCTTTAACTTATCCTGTATACTATAGAGATTCAACTAGTATAAAAGTTAGCCCTTCTACATTAATCAATAGTTATCTAACATTAGATTATGTTAAAACACCTACAGATCCTGCATGGGTTGGAACTGAAGATTCAAATGGGGCTTTAACATATTCTGCTGGTTCATCAGTTGATTTTGAATTACATATTTCCGACAAAGTGTCTTTAATATTGGGGATTTTAAAATACGCAGGGGTCGTAATCAGTGATCCCCAAGTAGTTCAAGCCGCTAGCGCTGAAGCAAATTCACAAGTTCAATTAGAAAATTTATAATAAATGGGATTAATTACAAAAACAAATCAATCGTATTACAATAAATCGCAAGGTTTTATAGGCAATGGCTCTAATAAAGTTTTTACTTTAGCAACAAATGCATTCGAAACAATCCCATCCAATGTTGCAGTGTTCGTTGGCAATGAAGAAATAAATACAAACAATTATACTTATGCTGCCCCCACATTAACATTTTCTTCTAATGTTAATAATTCACAAGTATTAGCGTCTGGCGGTGCGCCTTTGGCTGACAAAGTAATAGAAGTTAAAGCAGCAGGGGTATTAAGCAGATTTGGCGACTATAGATACATTTCTTTAAACGATATAATAAATAATTATATAGTTGCTTTTGTGGGGGATGGAAAATTAATACCAAGTGTTAAGAAGTCAGACGTATTATTTCATACAAAAAGAGGTATACAAGAGTTTAGTTATGATGTGGCTAGAACTGAAAAAATACAAGAAATAGAAGTTGGACCAAGCTTGTCTATACCAATGCCACAAGATTACGTGCATTATGTTAGAATATCTTTTATAGATGATGTTGGTGTTGAACATATTATTTACCCGGGTAGATACACTTCTAAACCTTCTGAATCAATATTACAAGATGATGATTACGCGTATCTTTACGACGTAGACGGCTCGTTATTAACTGGTTCACCAGTAACAAGTGATAGATTTAAAGATTTTGATAATAGAAAAATATCCGGCAATTTTGCTGATGAAGATATTACATACGATACAAACGTTGGTTTACAAAAAATTACATCCTACGGTGGTAGAAAAGGATCAAATCCTGAAACTACTCAAGAAAACGGAATATTTTTAATAGATGAACTAAATGGTAAAATTAGTTTTTCTAGTGAATTATCAGGACAAATAGTTACATTAAAATATACGTCGGATGGTTTAGGAACGGACGATGAAATGAAAATACACAAATTTGCAGAAGATGCAATATATAAGTACATAACTTATGCTGTAGCTAGCTCAAGAGCAAACTTTCCTGAATACATTATAAATAGATTTAGAAAAGAAAAAAGAGCGGCAATAAGAAATGCTAAATTAAGATTATCTAGCCTTAAAATTGCAGAACTAGAGCAAGTGATGAGAGGTAAATCAAAATTTATTAAACACTAATACATGCCAGAAATTAAAAACAACTTCGTTCAAGGTAAAATGAATAAAGACCTTGATGATAGATTATTACCTAACGGCCAGTATAGAGATGCAAAAAATATAACAGTTTCAAAATCTGAAAACTCAGATGTAGGAACTGTTCAAAATATAAAAGGAAATGTAAAATTATTTAATGATAATTTAAATCTTCCTGTGTCTGCTCCTTTTTGTGAAACAATAGGTAAATATATAGATTCATTAACTGGAGAAATATTTTGGTTTGTAACAAATTTTGATGGAACAGCTTCTGAAAGTTCTTCTTTAGTTAATTATGCGGGGTCTTCTTTTGTTTGTAAAATATTTTATTCAAAACCAGATGGAACATTTAAAACATTAGTTGACTCTTATAGATTAAATTTTAGTAAACAACACCCTATAACACATTTAAATCGGTTAGACAATATTTTATTTTGGACTGACAATTATAATCAGCCTAGAAAAATAGAAATAGACAAAGCGTTAGGGAATAATAATCCCTATAGTAACGATGTTTATTTAGAAGACAAAATTAGTGTTGCACAATATGCTCCTTATGCTGCTCCAATAGTAAAATTATCTTACGATTCTTCTATAAAAAGTAAAACAATTGAAGAAGAATTTGTTAAATTTTCATATAGATTTAAATATGATAATAATGAATATTCATTGATGGCGCCGTTTACTCAGCATTGTTTTCATCCTGGAAAAGCCGCACAAACATTTAATGATGGAACATATTCAACATCTAGTAGCGGTATGGCGGGTATTTTAACGTCTAGTGATATATCAGATATTGCAAAAACTACAGTAGTTAACAATATGGTTAATAAGGCTAATAAAGTTTCTTTATTAATTACTCTTCCATTTGATGAATCTATATCTTCACACGCAACCGCTAAAGTTAATAACGGATCAGGATTAACAGGAACAACTCACACAATAGATACGGTTGCTGGAACAATTGCCGCTAATAATATAATGTTAACAGATAATAACGAATTATATGTTATTAATAGTTTTACAGCTGGCAATCCTAATTCTACATTAGCAACAACTGCTTCTATTTCCCCAGCAATAGCTAATAATACAGATTTGTATTTTTTCAATGTAGGCACATCCTCACCTTACGGGTGGAGTAATAAATTAAAAATAAAAGAAATTGAAATATTATATTCTGAATCTGATAGCACTGCTATAAAAGTAATAGATATAATAAAAGTTGGAACCTCATCACTAACAGTAAAGCCTATTATAGAGGTTATAAGCAGTGCCTCTGCGAGATTAAGATATACCTACGAATATATTTACAAGTCAACTAAAGCGACAAAAACACTTCCAGAGGCTGATTTAATTAGGGTTTCAGATATTATACCAGTTAAAGCTAAAACACAAGAAATATCTGGTAATAGAATAATTTACGGAAATTTTTTACAAAACAGAAATACAGATGATGTTTTTGATACGTCTAGCATTACTATTGGAAGTGGGGATCAAAGCTTAAAAAATAAAGAATATTTATTGTCTTCTGTAAAATCAAATAGAACATATCAAGTGGGTATTGTTCTTTCTGACAGATACGGCAGGCAATCCCCTGTTATACTGCCAGACGAATCAACATCTTTTGTTGACCCTAAAACTGGTGTTGTAACAAATGGTTCAAATTCTTGGAACCATAGTTGTTTAAAAACAACTTTTAATACACCTCTTGGAAGCGATATATATAATAGCGCTGATAATCGTTTAGGATGGTATTCTTATAGGTTTGTAGTTAAACAAACAGAGCAAGATTATTATAACGTTTATTCACCTCAAGTGTTAGAGGCTGGAACATTGACAAGTGCTACCGACCGCAGTTCTTTCGTTTTACTTCACGGAGATAATATAAATAAAGTCCCTAGGGACGTAACTGATGTTAATGCAGAAACTGGCAATCAAGGATCTAACATTAGACTTTTACCAAAAGTTAAAGAAAATAGTGTTTTACAAGCGGGTTACACAAATTTACAACAGCAAACCGGGGTAGATTTTATTGAAGTTACTTCAATTGGTACTGCTTTAGAACAAGGTTTAACAGAAAAACTAGATGGAGGGGCCGCAACTGATGTTTTAAATGAAGTGTATCTTAAAGAAAAAAATCCTTTATTTGCACAAATGCCAACTGGTTTAGGCTCTTATTTTAGTACTTGGGCACCTGGAACAAAAGCGTTTAGTCTATATGCTTTCGAAACACAGCCGTTTGTTTCATCTATTGATATATATTACGAAACATCCTCATGCGGTTTATTGCAAGATTTAAAAGATAAAATAGCTGCGAGTGCTGGTGAAGCACCTACAGATATAAGTGTAAACTCAACAACATTTAATGAAGCGGACACTTCTGGTTCTACTGTATGTACTTATACAGCTAAAAAATCAAATGGTGATCCAGTTCAGGGTGGAGCATCATTTGCAATAAATAGTATAACAGATGGATTAGGTAATTCTAGACCTGGTATATTTGCAATAAGCGGAAATCAATTAGTTACGGCTACAACTTTTAATTTTAAAAATACGTCTGCAGACCAATTTGTAGTTTCTGTTACAGCAACAAGGAATAATACAAGTGAAACATACACTAGAACCCACCTGTTTACGTTACAAAACACTCCAGCTAAAATTAATGTTGGTTCTGGTAATAACGTTTCAAATACAACCCCAGGTGTAACAATAGCGGCTGTACAAGCTAATCAGAATACAAGTATAACTATAACCGGTTTAAATGGGGGTTTAGCAAATAATACAGAAAATGTTACGTTTACTTTGGTTTCTCAAACTAATACAGGAAGATACAGTATTGATGCTAATACGGGTGTAATTAGTGCTAATGTTAATTTATCGAATGGTATGGCTGACACTTTGGTTTTAAAATCTAGCGATGTTGCTGGAAGTGATAGCCCTAATACTAGTTTAAAAATTACAGTGACTGGTTCTCCTTATACTCAATTTTGGAGATCCGCAAATGGTGATGCAGCAGAATCTAATGCAGTTGATGAACCAACAGGCGTGCAAGTATGGCATAATGGAAATAATGCATTGCCTCAAGAATTTGATATAGTGTATAGCAACGCAACCGGAACAGCTCTTTTTAGCACAGGTTCCGCTACAGATGGTGCTGGTGGAGTGTGGCATTCCATGTGTGGTCCTAACTATTGTAGTCAGCAAACTGCAACGTTTGTTTTCAAAACAAGCAGTGATGGTGTAGTTAGAGCGGTAACAATAGCTTAAAAAAGCAGTAAAAAATGTAATAATTTAAAGTATGGCATACGTAGTTGATATTCAATTTTTTAACACCTTTATTCTTAGGGCAGCAGATCAGGACACTGTTCATGTAGAAGAATCAAGAATAAAAGGAGGTTTTAATGAAGCATCGGCCGGTCTTGGCCCGAAGGCTTATATTACAAATGAAAACTACGAAGAAAATAAAAGAGCTAATGCTTTAATATATTCTGGTATATATAACTCTAAAACCGATGTTAATAAAATAAATGTTTTTAGTGCAGGTGATAAAATAACTAGGTCTGTAGATCCTGTCAATGGTGCTATAGAAAAATTATACGCAGAAGACACTAATTTATTAATATTTCAAGAAGATAAAGTAAGTAGAGCTTTAATTGATAAAGATGCTTTATTTACAGCTGAAGGAGGGCAGTTAACCGCGTCAGGAGCTGCTGTTATAGGCCAAATTATACCATTTGCGGGTAAGTATGGTATTAGTAAAAACCCTGAAAGCTTTGCCTTAAAGGGCAATAGAAAGTATTTTACTGATAAAAGTAGAGGAGCAGTGTTAAGATTATCAAGAGATGGTATAACAGAAATATCTAAAGCAGGTATGAAAGATTGGTTTAAAGATAATTTATCTACAGCTTCTAAAATTGTGGGAATGTATGATGATAATTTAGATCAATATGTCCTAAATATTAAAAACAATACTGAATATAATACTTTAGGTTTTGAAGAAGATGTTAAAGGGTGGACCAGTTTTTATAGTTATAACCCTGATTTTGGCTTTAGTATTAATAAAAATTTTTATACAATAAAAGATAATTATATATGGGATCATGGCACTCTTAATCCCAGCAGAAATTATTTTTATGATGGATTTGAAGAAAGTAGTATAACTTTTGTTGTAAACGCTGAGCCTTCTGTGGTTAAAAGTTTTAATACTATAAGCTATGAAGGAAGCTCAGACTGGGTTATGGAATCTTCAGAAACCGATTTAGCAATGAAATCTTGGCCTATTAGAAAAAGTTCAACTTCAATTGGAAGTGGAGTTTTAGGCACAAGTTTTATTAAAAAAGAAAACAAATATTATTCCCATATAAGAAATAATACTACTTTAACTGCAAAAAACCAAATTATAGGCGTGGATGTATCCGGTATTAAAGGATTTTTTACAACAGTAAAAATGAAGCACGATTCTACAACAGACGAAGTTGAATTATTTACCGTATCGCATAATATAGTAAAATCAAGTTAAATGAAATTAAATATACGCAGGCTCAATGAGTCAGACTATGAAGCATTAGTTACATGGTGGAATGCATGGCCAGAGTGGCAAGCCCCGCCCAAAACCTTTTTGCCAGATAATGGAAAAGGTGGATTTATTGTTGAAAAAAACAATATAGGTGTAGTTGCTGGATTTGTTTATATGACCAATTCTAAAGCAGCTTTACTTGAATGGATTATATCTAATCCAGAATATAGAGAAAGTGACAGAAAAGACGCGATAGAGCTATTAATTAACGCTGTGGAGCAAGTTTTAAAAGACCAGGGAATTAAACATGTATTCTCAATAGGTCGAAATAAACATTTAATAGAAACTCATAAAAAATTAAATTGGATTGTTGACAGTAAACCTTCCTACGAAATAATAAAAAATATATAATATGGCAGTATTTAGCGCAATAGCAGCTCGAAAAGCTAGAAAGCAGCAAATTGAAGCTCAAGAAGAATTAGACAAGCAGATAAAAGGTAGACAAAAAATTATAAATCCATATGAAAATGTATCGGATTTAAGCGGTTTAATATCTAATCCTTTTGCTAACCTACAGGTCGCGACAGGAGCAGCGGAAATGCAAGCAGAACAAGCGGATATATCTTTGGCAAATACTTTAGACACATTGAGAACCACCGGAGCTGGTGCAGCGGGCGCAACTGCTTTAGCTCAAGCGGCTTTAAAAGGTAAACAAGGAATTGCTGCCAACATTCAACAACAAGAAGCACAAAATGCTAAATTAAGAGCGCAAGGAGAAGCAGGAGCAATGCAAATGAGAATGGCAGAAGGGCAAAGAATGCAAGAGGCCGATATATTAGGGAAAACTTTTAAATTTCAAGCACAAGAAGGTAGAGAAATTGCTGATATATCCAGAAGTAGTGCAATGATCCAACAATACGGACAGCAAAGAGCTGACGCTATGGGCGCAATCGGAGCTAACACCATGTCATTCCTAGGTGCTGTTGCTACGGCTGGTGCAGCTGGAGGAGCCGACGGACAAGGATTTTTTTGATAAAATATAATAAATTATGGGATTACCAAAAGTAACATACGGAAATTACAATTACGGACAATACGCAAATCCAAAAGCAATACAATATAAAGGAGGGCTTGGTGAGGGATTAGCTGGTGGTGCGCAAACTATTGCTAACACTATTGCGCAAAGCAGAAAAGAACAAAAAGAAGAAGGAAAAAAAGAGGATGAAAAACTAAAAAAAATTAATATAGATAGTATCAGTAAAGCTGGTATATTTGGTTCTCAAATGAAAAAAGCCGCTGGAAAATCTTTTGCAATAAAAGAAAATAAAAAATACATTAGGCAATTAAAAAAAGATTTTGGGGAAAATGAAAAACAATTTGCTTTACAAGGTAGCGCATATGCAGATGAGTACAGCGAAAAAAAAGATTTTTTTGAAAATATATTAAATGAGTTAATTGAATTTAGAAATCACGCCACCACTGCTCTTAAAGGATCCGATTTAGACATTAAGGATATTAGAAATAATACTGCAAACCTTGCCCGTTACCAGCAAAGAAAAGCTATAGAAAATGGACTTTTTACTTTTGGTACTAACGAAGGCACTCGAGGTTTGCAAATTACATTTTCAACAAATGGTGAACCAGCCACTTTATTGGCTAGTGATATTTATTCAGATGCAAAGTCTTTAACACCTCAGGCTGCATATTCTAATAGCATGAATAGTACTTTTCAAGAAGAAGTTGAAGACGCCTTTCAAAATTTTAGAGGAGTTGAAGGAGTGACAATACAGGATAAAAAAGCTACAAATAATAGAATACATAGCCGTTTAAATTTTGAAGGAGCAGAAAAAGAAATTAAAAATTATCTTCAAAGTTCCTCGTCTATAACTAAAATAATGAAAGACCCTACTTTTGATAATGAAACTTATTATGAAGACATTTTAGGTTTGGAAAATTACGAGGGCACAGAGGACGAAGACAAACTTATAGTTGAAGGTTTGGCTAATGATATGTTTGAACAAGCTAAAAAATTAAATAAGTCCGTTTCTTCTTATACTTATTCTCCATCAACAACAACAGCACCTCCAACAGAAATTGGAAAATTTGTAAAGACCCTTGGGTTAACGCCTATGAAAGAAAGAGATTATACTAACCTTTACGAAACGGTACAAGGGTTTACAGTAGAAAGAGGCGGTAAACAATTAACAGGAAAAGACGTGGGAGCTGTTGATATGATAAAACAAATTAAGGGAGCCGACGAGTTTAAATACGGCACTAATCTTACTGATGTTTTAACAAATGAAGAATTAAAAAAGGAAATTGATTTGGCTTTATCAGAAAATGAAGAAGATAGAAAAAAATCTATTTTAAGAACAGGAAAGGGCAAAGTTGTTTCTAAATATAAGAGGTACGATAAAAACTTAAAATCACATTTATTAAAATTAAGAGATAAGTTAGGAAGCTTAGAGAAAGACGACATGAAAGCACAAGGTCTTGGAAAAGCATATCAGCTTAAGGTCATAGGTAAGGACGACAATAGTTTTTTAGTTCCTGTTTTTGATAGTAACGGTAATTTTAAACCTATGCTGGAAATAGACAATGACACTTCTTTAGATTCTCATAGTAAAGTTTTTTCCTTAACACCTAGTATAGGAACAGGAAATAGTGGAATAAGAACAACCTCAGAAATATACAGCGCACTTGGAAAATTTTATAAATCTTATTAAATAATAATATATGGAAGATTTTATTTACGAGCTTGATGGCAAAGAAATTGTTGTTAAAGCTGAACATAAAGAAAATTTTGAAAGTTTATTTCCTAAAGCGGTTTTAAAACAGCAAGCAGAAAATTTTCAACCGGGTGTCCCGAATGTGGATGCGAGCGAGACGCCTGTAAAAAGAAGAATACAACAATCAGGCCAATCTTCGGGCTTCGCATCAGGAACTACTTCTTCGGAATCACAAGAAGATAAATATTCTTTTGAAAAACCTTTTCAGGGCACATTTTTTGGTGATGTAGTATTAGATTATTTTGGCGATATAGGCAGAGCCTTTGAATCGGGTGCCGCTGCTGGTATGAGTGTAGATGAGGCCTTTGATATATACAGAAAAGGAGCTAGTATTTCAGATGAAGATTTAGATTTTTTTATTGAAGCAGACAAAAGAATACAAGCCAAAGGAACTTCTGACGAAATGTTGGAATATCAAAATATATATAAGGAAGAGGGCGGAGGAATACTAGGGTTTTTAATTGCTAACGCAAAAACAAGAGGGCAAGTATTACCACAAATCATAGCCAGTTCTGTAGCAACGATGGCAACATCATTAGAATCTGGAGAGGTTAGGGGAGCCGCATTAACTGGGGCTGGAACAGGAGCATTAATAGGTAGTAGTGCAACTCCTATTGGAACTGTCACGGGAGCTGTTGGAGGTGGAGTTGCTGGTTTAGTGGGCGCAATGGAAACAAGTTTGACTTTGTCTGAATTATTAAAAGAAGAAATTGGTAGTGATACATTAACAAAAGAAAACATAAGAGCCGTACTTGAAGACTCTGAAAAGATGAAAAGTATAAAAAATAAATCTCTTGGGAGGGGGATTGCTATTGGTGCTGTTGAGGGAATAACATTAGGTCTTTCTAGGGGTTTAGCAACCAGCTTGAGTAAAGGGGGTATGAAGGCTAGTGGGGTGACAGCAAGAGTCGCTGGGCTAGAAGCTGTTGGCGGATCTACCGGTGAAATAGCAGGTAGAATAGCCGCAGATCAAGAAATGGACACTTCTGATATTTTATTCGAAGGTGTTGCTGAGCTAAAAGGGGTAGTTAATGTTACTGACATTATAAATAAAAGCCAATATAAATTAAATGGCGAAATAAGAAAAAAGAAAGACATTCAGGAATTTATATCAACAGCCACACCAGAACAAATCGCTGGGGCAAATATAGATATTAAAAATGATAATAATTTTAAGGCTGTTATAGATGAAAAACAAAAAGACGTTTATTTACAATCAACAATTCCAGCTGAAGTCACTAATCCTAATGATAGATTTTCTCTTTTCAAATTAGAAAAAGAAAGAATTAAGTACAAAGGAAACGACACCAAAACAGCTCAGAACATGCTTTCTGATATTAATTCTGAAATAAAAGAAATAACTGATAAATACCGACGAAGAGGAAGAAAAAGTAAAGAAATTGCCGCTCAAATAATAGAAAATGAAAAAATACAAAAAGCAACCCAAGATAGAACAGTAGCAGGAACAATTGAATTTGCACAAACGCAAGGAGAAAAAATAGGTTTAAAAACTATTGTTGCAGAAGATAATAAATCTTTTGAGGCAGAGCTTAAAAAAGATGGTATAAAATTATCTAAAGAGGATAAAGCAAGCATTGATAGAATAGGCGGTTATATTCAAGGTAATAAAATATACATAAACAAAGACGCCGCCGGTAAAACAGGACAAATTAATGTGGGAGGGCATGAATTATTGCATGGTATTATAGAGAGCGCTAATATAAAAGACATGGGCGCACTGGTTAATGATTTTAAAAAACAGTTAAGCCAAGACCAAGTAAGTATATTAGAGGCCCAAATGGTGGCTAGGGGATACGGTGTTGATTCTAAAACATACTCTAAAGAGTATTTGACTAATTTTTCAGACGCAATTGTTGATGGAACTATAAAGTTCAATGAAAATTTATTTACAAAAATAGGCGAAGGAATTGTTAATTTATTGAAAATATTTGGTTATGAAAATATAAATTTTAAGAATGGCAAGGGAGTTTATAATTTTATGAAAGAATATTCTAAAAATATAAAAGAAGGTAAATTATCTGAGTCCGTTATAAAACAAGCGGGGACCTCTATAAATGTGGAGGGTGCAATGTCTGTGTCACCAGAATCTGCGGCAAAAGTAAATCAAATCTACAAAGATAATCCCCCCTCAATAGCTGCTCAAAAAATTGTGTTTGATTCGGAGGTTAATTATAGAGGAATGGCTGAAAAATATTTAAATGATTTTATTGCTAATCCAAATTTATCTGATGAACAAAAAGGAATAATGCAAAGAAATAGAGAGGATATAGCTGCTATGATGTTATATGACAGAATACCATCTCAGAGAAAAGGATCAAAATTAAGAAATGTTATTGGTTTAGTTGAAGGATTTGAAGAAGTAAAAAATCAATATGGTAAAGATGGTGTTGCAGGATATATTAACAAATTTTTTAGAAGGAGAGGTTTAGAGGCTATAAATTATTATTTAAAAGATTCAGGGCTAAAAAATATTGAAACCGAAGAGGGGACTGTAAGAAAAGACGTTGCTGTAAAAACAGCGTCTACACAAAATATTGAAGTTTCAGAAAAACAAAATAAAAGTTTTGAAAGAAAAATTACGCTAAGCAAATTAGCAAAAGATATATTATCTGATCCAACAGAAACTTTAACAAAAGTCACAAATATAATCACAAAAGAATTAAAACTTCTTGCGAGAAATCGAGTAATAAATATTGAAAAAATTGAAAAAGTAATTCAAAAAGAAATAAGAAAAGTTGTGGTTGACGGGATAGGCAAAATTAAATCTGAACAAATACCTGGAACCGCTAAAAGAAGAGCCGTAATACCAACATTGTATTCAACAATTATTGAAACTAAATTTAATGAAATAGCAGACGCTATGTCATTAATTGATATAAAGAAAAGATATAATAAATTATTTAAAGTAACAGATACTGGTAAAAGAGAAAAAACAGCTGAAGGTAATCCAATATTCACAATAGCTAAACCAATTAAAGCTGAGTTTATAAAATATTTTACTGATACTAATATAGCTATGACTACATTAGTTGAAAGACAAAAAATGCTAGGCGAAATAATATCAAAAGCTATAACATCAAAAATATTAAAAGAGTATAATTCAAATGATAGTTTAATTGAGCTTGCTCAAATAGCTAATTTAAATCCTGCGGAAGGTGCAAAAGCAGTGACAGAATTACAATTAGCAAATGAAATTAGTGATGTAGCTAAACAATTAGATACATACGAAGGTGAAAAAATGCTGCAAGATACTAGGCTGTTTTCAATTGCGCCTACAGCAGCAGAAAAAGTAAATATTACTAAAGCCTATGCAGCATTGCAAAAAGCAAAGGGAGATATAACTAATGACAACTATCTAAAAGTCATAGAAAATTTACCTGTAGTCGTGCAAGAATTTGTTGAAGATTTGTACGAAAAAAGAGGCGAAATTAAAGGCGATAGAATAGGTGGCCCTATATACGAATCAATATTAGCAGATTTAGTAAAAAAAGAAAGTAATATAGAGGTCACTGCTGAAGGCGGCTTTACATCTGGTCCTGATTTACAATTAAAAGTTCGAGGTGCAATAATACCTATTGAAATAAAAGCTGATCCTACAGCTGATTTTGGTAGTATATCTGCTTCTTATAATACAGAAAGCGGAAAATTTACTTTTGTAAAAGATAAAGAAACAATTGAATTAAAAGATTTGCCTGACGGCGAAATACTTAAAGAAGTTTTTAGAACTACTTTGCCTTTTTTAGAGAAAAAAATAGAAATTGCTAATAAAGCATTAGGAATTGAAATAAAAAACTTTCCTGAAGATTTTAATAAAGCAATGACAGATAAATTTGGTTCAGTTTCATCAAAAAATACAGCAGCAGAAAACAAAAAAGTTAAAGATGCTAAAAAAGCATGGGTTAAAAAAAATTGGCAATTTAATGATGAGAAAAATAATCCATTAGGTTTACCTGGCCCAAAAAATCAAACCAACGCAGCTGTTATAAAATTTTATAATGATAAAAAGGTATATTATATACAAATAGGAGGTAAAGGTTTATATAGATTAGGCGAAGATAAATATAATTTAGGGGCTAGCGAATTAAAGGCTACATTTAGATACCCTGTAAGATTAAAGCCTAACGGCAGAATGGGATTTAATTGGCAAGTAGCACCTAAAATAGAAGCGCCTGCTAAAGTTCCAAATTCTGATATAAGTTTAGAAAATACTAAAGATATAAAAACTATAGAGCAAAATATAAATAAAAATAAAGGATTTTTAAGTAGAGCCGCAAGAATTGATAAGACGGGTGAAACAACGTTGGATAAAGCCTTTAACGATATACTTGAAGAAAAAACAGGTATTGCATCGGATAAAGTATATAGTAAAGAAAGAGCCAGAATAGCGGGTAAGAAAAATAAAAAGATGAGTTTTTATATTTCTCCTGGTGCTGAAGATTTTACAGGCTTAATGTATAAATTATTATCTAAAGGTAAATTGGGAGATGCCCAAATGGCTTGGATTAAAAAACATATATTAAACCCCTACTCTAAAGCAATGGATGAAATATCTATTGAAAGGGTTGCTTTATTTGAAAAATTTAGAGCGCTAAAAAAAGAAATATCAGCAGTCCCTAAAAAAATAAAGAAAAAACTACCAGGAACAGACGATACATATGAAACAGCAGTTAGAGTTTATATGTGGGACAAGCAAGGTATGGACATACCAGGTTTAACTAAAAAAGAAATAAAAGAATTAGTCAGTGCAGTAAAAAAAGACAAAGAATTAAAAGCATTTGGAGACCAGCTTATAACTATATTTCCTGGTGGTTATCCACAAGCTCAAAATTTTTGGTTATCAGGTAATATAACTACCGACTTTTTAAATGGGTTAAATACAACAAGAAGAGCCGAAATATTATCTAAATGGCAATCAAATGTAGATGAAATATTTTCTGAAAAGAATTTAAATAAATTAGAATCACAGTTTGGAGAAAACTACAAAATTGCTTTAAAAAATATATTGGGAAGAATGAAAACAGGCAGCAATAGGCCTATAACTGATAATAAAGCTTTAAATGATTTTTATGATTGGATTAATGGCGCAGTTGGTGTTGTGATGTTTTTAAATATGCGTTCCGCTATACTGCAAACTATATCCATGGTTAACTATATAAACTGGAATGACAATAATATATTAGCGGCCGGAAAAGCTTTTGCAAATCAAAAACAATATTGGGCCGATTTTAAAACTATTTGGAATTCTGATTTTTTAAAAAATAGACGGGGGCAATTAAAATTAAACGTGAGTGAATCAGAAATAGCAGATATGGCTGATAAAGGAGGTGCAAGGGGCGTTGTAAATTATTTATTAAAAATAGGATATACCCCCACAAGGGTAGCGGATAGTTTTGCAATTGCTGCCGGTGGTGCATCTATGTTCAGAAATCGAACTAAAAGCTATATGAAAAATGGTTTTTCTCAAGAAGAAGCAGAATTACAAGCTTTTAGAGATTTTCAAGAATTAACAGAAGAAGCACAACAATCCTCCAGACCTGATAGAATATCAAAACAACAAGCTAGCACTACAGGCAGATTATTTTTAGCATGGGCTAATACACCTATGCAATACGGTCGATTAATAAAAAGATCCACACAAGATTTAATAGCAGGCAGAGGGGATAGAAACACTAATATATCTAAAATTGTACATTATAGTTTTTTACAAAACATAATATTTAATTTTATGCAAAAAGGAGCTTTTGCTTTAGCTTTTGCACAAGAAGAAGATGATGAAAAAAGAAGAAATGTTTATAGTGGAGTTGGCGAAAGTATGGCAGATTCAATAGTAAAAGGAGCCGGAGTTCAAGGGACGCTGCTCATGGCGGCTAAATCACTTGTAAAAGATATTGTAAAAGAAAGTAAAAAAAGCAGACCTGATTATGAGGGTAGTTTATGGAAAATATTAGAAGCATTCCCTCCAATAGATGCTAAAATGGACAGGGCTAAAGATGTTGTATATGCTTTTCAATTTGAAAAAGAAGAAATGATAGAAGAGGGATTAGCAATAGGCAGCCCAGGTCTAGAGGCTATAGCAAGTGGAATATCTTTTGCTAGCAATGTGCCAGTTGATAGAGCTTTAAGAAAAATAGAAAATATTAAAGCCGCTTTAGATGATCGAACGGACACTTGGGCAAGAATAGCATTATTATTGGGTTGGGGAAGTTGGTCGTTGGGATTAACAGAAGATGAAACTGCAATTGTAAAAAATAGCTCAAGAAAAATACAAAAAAGAAAAATACAAAAAAGGAAAATACAAAAAAGAAATTAATTATGCCAAAAGACGCGTGTTACTACAAAGTAAAAAGACAATACAAAGTATTCCCATCCGCATATGCGAGTGGAGCTATAGCTAAATGTAGAAAAAATAAAGGTAAAAAGAAAAAATAATGGCTAAAGAATTTAAAGCGCATAAAATGTATTGCAAAGGCAAACCATTTATGGCAAAAACATACAAAGAGCACTTAACTTTAAAGAAAAAAGGCTGTGGCCATAAAAAACCAAAATAATGGCAGTAAGAAAAACTAAAAAAGGCGCTGCGTTAAAGCGCTGGTTTAAAGAGAAGTGGGTTGACGTTAGAACAGGGAAAGCTTGTGGCCGTAAGAAAGGCGATGGCAGAGGTGTGCCTTACTGTAGACCTAGCAAAGTGCCTTACTGTAGACCTAGCAAAAGAGTATCTAGCAAGACACCAAAAACATCGAGCGAAATGTCTTCATCTGAAAAAGCAAAAAAAATCAGAGAAAAGAAAAGCTTAGGACAACCAAAAGGAAAACCAAGAAGGGTCAAATCAGTTAAAAGAAGAAAATAAAATGGATACTCAAGATTTAAAAGTGTTAGCATTGAACACATCGGCGTTTACAGTTTCAATGACTTCGGTTGAAGATATACTTAAAATAATATTATTATTAGTTTCAATAGGTTTTACTGTTCAAAGATGGTATGAAATACATAAAAGGAATAAAGATAATAAGTAGTTTATTATTCTGTATTATAATATCTGCACAAGATATTAAAATAAACGATATAAAAAATTCAATTCAAACTGGCCCTTTGGTTGGCAATAGGAACGTTGGGTTTGGGTTAAAAAATATATTAGAAGAAGTGGTTCAGGATCAAGATTATAACTTAAATGATAAAAGTGAAGATGTTTTAGATGTTGAGCTAATTTATTTTGATGTAAAACGTACTCAGTCAAATATTGCGTTGTATAGCAAATCATCGAGTCAAACCGAAATAATTGCTATTGCTAAATATAAAAAGAAAAAAGTAAAAGTAAAAGGCACATCAAAAGATATAACTACATCTTTAATTTTATTAAATGAACAAGGTAAGTTTACACAAAACAGTGTTAGTGTTGCATTAAAAAAATTATCTGAAAACATTATTAAGAAATTAAAACTATGAAAAAATTATTGTTTTTATTATTACCATTACTCTGCTTAGCACAAGATTTAAAACTTGATCACAGTTATACAAACGCCGAAGATTTTGCGGTTGGTGATACTATAACAATAAAGTTTAATACAATACAAGTTACAGAAGATGTAGATCCTAACTTGTATATATTTGATTATGAGTACAATAACAAGCTGCTACAAAAAATTGCTCATAGATTTAAAGTAACCGATAACTCAGCTAACACGAATGCACAAACATCGTTGACACATTGGGACGGTTATAAGTATAAAGTTTTAAGTACTTATGATGAAGATAATCTTTCAGCCCAGTATTTACACGGTTGGTTTAATAGAACGCAAGTGGAAGGAGATACCAATTCATACCCCGCTGATAACGATTGGTCAGTTGAAAGAATAACAATTCAAGACGGTGTGGGCGTAACATATAATAATACTTTAATTGAAGTTGATTTTAAAATTAAAGATAAGATTAATACTAACTACAGCAATTATAATAATGTAACACATCTTAACTGGATGAGGGCTGAAGATAATTCAACATCAACAAAATACGATGTTGACGCGATGCAACAAAAAATAACATTATCTGACGTTGAAGGTGGTGATGCAGGTAGTGTTACTATAAATCTTAAAACAGAAAACGACAAACCGACGCATTACAAATACGATATATTAAGTAATAATAATAGCGTAGCGAGTGGTAATTTTGATGCTAACTCTCAAGCCATTGTAACTGGTTTAGAAAACAATATTAAATACGATATTAACATCACTGTTGATAATGAATTGTCCTCTGATTGGCTAGACGATGTAGTTACCGTAACCGATGTCTTCCTAGTATTTAAAGAAGCCATTGGTGCAGGCACTAGCCCTGGGGGATCCGCTAATACGTTTACACACTCTATACAGTATTTATTAGGCGAAGTTAATAACAGTGGAAATGTAGACTTTGATGATTCTTATGTTATGCTTAGTCACATAATGGACGAAAATGTTAGTGAATATTTTACCAGCTCTGCTAACGGTGCTAAAGATATTTGGGGGGAAAAAACACAATACGGATATGCTACAGATGATTATTACTTTGGACAAAAAAAACATTTTACACCTACTGATTCTAATAAGGTTTTTGATTTTGGTCACGGACTTATTGGAGACGTAGACTTCTCACATTCATTTGAACCTATAGTTGAAGACGATAACGAGGGCGTTGTAAGAATGCCTAGTGTGCAGGGTAAAATTGAAAATTTAGATTTAGATATTTCAACAAGTTTAGTTAACGATAAAGTGGAATTATTAGTTGAGCTCGAAAAAGATTACTTAGCGGGTATGCAATTTGTAATTCAGTTTGACGATACCATATTAGAATTTGAGGAGGTTCAATTCGATACAGGCAATCTATTAACTAATTTTGCAACAGAACGCGATAATAAATTATATTTTGGGAGCATCAGTGTGGAAAACCAAGAAAGCATTAAGGTTGGTAAACCTTATAAAATTATATTTAATACAAAACAAACGGTAACGAATGCGTCAGGTTTAATTTATTTTAAAACAACAGATGCTGTTACAAGTGATGGAACTAAAGTAATTTTAAAAATACAATAATGAAAAAACTTTTTATACTATTTTTATTTATAAGTTGTACTACAGAGGTATACAATGAAAGACCAATACAAGAAGTGCCCGAATCTTTATTCATGCCTCAAGCTGTTGGTTTAAAACTTGAAAGTTACATAGTGCAAGATAAAGTAAGAATAAATACTAAACTGCCTTCTGATGGTGATTATAGAATTAAAATATTAGATTTTACAAATAGTATAATTAATCAAGAGATAATAAAAGGTGAAGAAGGTGATAATATATTGAATATATATGTTAATTCATTGCCAGTTAGCTCATATACCGTGGAGCTGTATACTAAAAACAATCAATTCATAGGCAGACAAACCTTTTCAATGAAGTAATATGAAAGAATTAAAAAATCAAATAATAGCTACAGTAGGTTTAATTATAACTGCAGCTGGTGGAATACTCATAGCCAACATGGAGGCTATATTTAGTCCTGAAGATGATTCACCACCACCAACAATGGAACAAACAATAACAATACCACCGAGTGTTGTTAAAGATACTTTGGTTATAACTAAAACAGTTATACAAAAACCGAAGAAAAAAGAAAGAGAGATAGATTGGTAACATGAAAAAATTTATACTATGTGCGATATTTGTATCGGCTGTGGCTTCTGCTCATAGCCAAGTAATTGGAAAAACAACAACCGAAGATTATGTCGGTAGCTTTGAATCAAAAGAATCTATATGGAGTGTACCGGAATACAATGGCGACCCTGTATCTGTAGCTTTGCTTAACATTGGTGTTACTGAAGAAATATTAAATCAGTACCCTGAATTAGGTGATTATAGGGTTGGATTAGGTTTAACTAATATAACTGTAGCATTCTTAGATGAAACGTTTCGTTTTGAGTTTGTAGAAACAAGGGATGAAATAAAAGACAGAATGATTAAACAATTCAAAGCAAGTGAAAAAGGCTTTACGGCTAACGTAATAAATCCTATAGGTAAAATAGTTTTAGCTAAATATTTTTGTTATATAGAAGTATATGACTTTAGTATATCAGAAGATGAAACCATTAATCTAAAAGACGGTATTAAAAATAAATTAGTTACAAGATTAGGTTTACAAGTTAAGCTTGTTGATTCTGAAACTGGTTTATACATGACCGGATCTGGTTTAGGTAAAGCCACAACAACAAGGGAATTAACCTTGTTAAATAATGAAAATTTAGAGGATATTAAATTTAACCAATCATCAATTGGCACATCGACTAAAAAAGCTTTAGAAACTGCGGTTGCTAAGGTTGTTAAACGAATGATAAGAAAAAAGATATTTGATCATTAATGAAAAAAATAATAATATTATTATTATTTTCCTCAAGTATATATTCTCAAACATTAGTACAAGCCTTTGCGGATAGATGTACCGGAGAGATTAAAAGAGTTTCAATTCAAATGGAAGGTTACACAACAGTATCCTTTTATAATAGAACAAAAACTTTTACTGCTAATGATTTTTACAGTGGTGCATTAAGAACTTGGATGGAACAAACGTATGCCTGGTGGTATGCTTTGTCAGCGTGTTCTACAGCCCAAACTACCCAAACAACAACACAAACATCTACATCAAATACCAACAATAGTTCTGATTCTAGTGGTTCAACCGATACGGGATCAACTGATAATTCAGGAAGTGGCTCTGATTCAGGTGGAGATAGCGGCGATAGTGGTGGTGATTCAGATGGAGGGGAAGACAGCGATGGCGGTAGCGACTCTGATGATGGAGGGGGAGACAGCGATGATGGGGGTGATGATGGTGGTGATTCTGATGATAGTGATAATGAAGAAGAACAAAAAGAAGAAGAACAAGAGGAAGAGAAAAAGGAAGAGAAAGAAGAGGAAAAAGAAAAGGAGGAAGAAGAAAAAGAGGAAGAAGAAAAAGAAAAGAAAAAGAAAAATACAAATCCTATAATTATATCAGCTAATCTAATGCGTATGTCAGGGTTAGATGGCGCGGCAAATCAAGTTATAGGTATTGGCTTTGCACAATCATCTATGAATGGCGAGTTTAATTACTCTGCTAATATGATGATATGGGATAACTTAAAACAATTTAGTTTAAGTGGATCAAGAGGGCATACATTTCATAGATACGATAAGAAAGTGCCTATGGTAATTAAAGAAGATGGCAAAGAATACGTGTTTGGATATTTTTACGACAAAGGAAGTATAGCCAATGTACAAACATTATCCGCTGGATTAATGTATATGTATGGCGTTTACAATATGTCCTTTGGTATAAGTAACGTGTATATTGGCCAAAAAGAAAATAAATGGAAAGGATTTGTTGGGGGCGTGTCCGCTTCTAATAATATATTATACAGTCAAGGCGAGTGGAATGTAATGCCAGCATTTGTAGCATTCGGCACTAAGCCTTACAATTTTAAAAGATTTACTGTATCACCTATGTTAGCTACCGCATTAACACCAGTGAGTTACAGTACATTAGATAATGGATTTGTTTTTAATGAGCACGCTTTATTCGTGGGTGGCGCTAACTTTGATTTTTCTATAACTAAAACCTTTAGAATGAATTTAGGTTTTAATGTAGCTAAAAGCACAGACTCATTTCCATTAACATATTCAATAACAATAGGCGGTAAATTTAAATTATAAAAAATGATTAGCGAACACATTAGTAAAAAAGAAGCAACGTTTAGTGCAACAGCAATGAGAACAGGTATAGATAATATACCTGGTGAATATGAATTACAGAATATGGAATTGATTGCTGAAAAAGTATTTGAGCCATTAAGAAAACACGTTAATGGACCTATTAAAATTAACTCGTTCTATCGCAGTAAAGAATTAAATCGAGCGATCGGAGGGAGCTCAAAATCGCAGCATTGCCAAGGCAGAGCGATAGATTTAGACGACACATATGGTTATATGTCTAATGCAGATATGTATAAATATATAAAAGATAACTTAGATTACGATCAGATGATTTGGGAATTTGGAACCGATGAAAACCCGGATTGGGTACATGTAAGCTACGTAGACGCTGACTCAAATAGAAAAAGATGTTTGAAAGCATATAAAGAAGAAGGTAAAACTAAATATAAAGTAATATGATAAAATTAAATAAACTTATTTTTTTAGTGCTATTAATAATTGGATGTTCAGTACAGAAAAAACCTGAAATTAAAATTACTCACGTATTAGCTGTAACTCATACAGGTGATACATTAACAATACCTATTGATGTTATAAGACCTGTTAATTATAGAATAATTAATTATGGTGGGTATAACTATAGCTGGCCAAGACCTTATTATTATGATTATCATAGACAATATAATTATAATCAAGGTTCGTCTTATAGATCAAATAATAATAATAACAATAATAGTAATGATAAAAACATCAATAAAATTGTACCAAGAGAAGATCCTGGGGATGGTAAACCATCTGCTGATGTTTTGATGAAAGGAAAGAAATAAAAAAAAGGGGCCTTAAAAAAGCCCCTTAATTATTTGGATCCCACCAACCACTCATTTCCTCACGCGCGCTTCTTCCAAATTTTATCCATCACAAGCTAAGCAATTCTCATCCATTGCTGCCTGCGCAATATCACCTCTCAATACAGATTCCGTTCTCATATAATATAAGGTTTTAATACCTTTCTTCCACGCTTCATAATGAACTTTATTAATCCATTTAGGATCTGCAACGCTAGGGAAAGCTAAATTCAAACTAACAGACTGATCTATATATTGCTGTCTTATACCTGCTTGATTAACTAATTCTAGTTGATTAATTTCTTTAAATGTTTTAAATACTTCTTTCGCTGGTGTATCCCATTTACCTATAGTTATATCATTAAGTTCTTTTACACCTTGAACTGAACCTCCGTCTTTCATTATTCTATTCCACACTTTATCAGTATTGATTTTATGTTTTCTTAATAACTTTAATAATGTAGGGTTCTTGCGAATGAAAGTACCTTTTGCACTTTGTTCCGTAAATACATTAGCGGCCCAGGGTTCGATACCGGGACTAACATTGCCACTAAGTTTACTATTGCTAACAGTAGGAGCAATGGCGCGGAGATGAGTATTCCTAAAACCTGAACCCCTACACCATAGAGGTTCACCAAACTCCTCTGCAAGTGCCATGGAAGCTCTTTCGCTTTCAATTTTAATTTGACTAAATATTTTTCTTGTTTCATATTGTGCTAATAATCCTTCAAACGGTAAACCTTGATCTTGTAAATAAGTATGCCAGCCAAGCACACCTAACCCTAAAGCTCTACCCTTTTCAGCAGATCTTACAGAATTATGAAAGCCAACTTTACCTTTGGATTTTTGTATAAATTCTTCTAACACGCCATCTAAAAACCATATACTATCGTATATAAGATTCGTGTTTTTCCACTCATCGTATTTAGCTAAATTTAACGATGATAAACAACAAACAAAAGAATGAGATTCATCAGTATGTAATGTAATCTCGCTACATATGTTTGTCATATGCACTTTTAATCCGTGCTTTCTGTATTGCTCTGGGTTATTTTTGTTTGTATTCCCCTTAAATAGCACGTAAGGTTCTCCAGTAGCTTTACGCTTTTGAAGTAGTTTTCCCCAACGTTTTCTAGCTTCTCCATCTCCTTGCTCAAGTCGTCGCATAAACTTGTCGCCGACCACAGCGCACTGGTGTAGGTTGAGCGATTGACGATTAACGTCTCCTTTAGGCTCACGTATTTCGAGCCACTCATCGAAATCGGGGTGATCAATGTTAATATTAACCGATGCAGCTCCTCGTCTGACAGATCCTTGATTAGTGGCAAGTATTGTTGAATCGTATACCTTACAAAAAGGCACAACTCCGTCACTTGTTCCATTTCCTGTTATTTTATCGCCGGCGGGTCTGATTTGATTTATACCAATGCCAACTCCACCGCCGTGCTTAGCGAGTAGCATCATCTCTAAATTTTTACTTCCAATGTCATATATCGAGTCAGCAACATCTATACCAAAGCATGATATTGGCAAACCTCGATCTGAGCCTGTGTTAGACAACACAGGGGAAGCTAAACATAGCCAACCATTCCATATATATTCAAAAAATGTTTTGGCCATTTCTGGGCGTCCTAAACGCTTCGCTACAGTTTCACAAACTCTATTGTATGCGTCTCTTGGTGTTTCATTTTTAATTAAATAACCACCACCAATTGTTTTTTTATATACATCTGTGTCGCCCCACGAAGGGTAGTCTACACCTTTTTTCCATTCTTTATTCCACATCTCTTTTATCTAAATCTTTAAGTTCTTCAACAAGTTTATCCCAGTCATCTTTACCAATATGTAATTGAAATGCTGTTAGCGTCCCTTGGGACAATACCTTTAAAGCATCTAGTTCTTTTAATGCATTGGTTAAAGCACCGCTTAAAATTCCTACTTGTTCTTGCAATTGTTTAATGTTTTTTTGTACTCCCATAATTTAATTTTTACCAAACGTCTTCAAAATCTTCTCCTTCGTTTGCTTTACTATAGTCAGTCGGCCTAATAGCGAAGAAATCAGTGTGAGTGTGACCCCCAGTAAGATGATCGAACCAAGCCATTTTGTTAATTGCTTTTTGGTCATACGATTTTTCTGTCCAATCCCACTGCTTGTATTTTCTTTCTGTGTAACCGAGCTCTTCAAGTTTGTCACCAACTCTTTTTTTGATGAAGTGTTGTAAGTCATAAGCTGTTAAATTTTCTATATCACCCATCTCAAACATCTTATTTATATAAGACATTTCAGCGTTGTGCATTTCTAAAGCGGCTAAATATATATGTGGCTCGCACTCTTGTTTTAGACCGGGTATTTGTGAACACATATGTCTAAACAACTGGCACCCCATTTTACTGTGTAATGATTCATCTCTTACAGACCACTTCATTTGTTGACCAATACCCTTAAGCATATTACGCATTTGAAAACTGTATAGCACAGCGAATGCAGAATATAAAGATACACCTTCAGCAAATGCAGAAAATACTGCAAGACTTTTACCAATACCCACGGGATCGTTGCCCTCATAAGCAACTAGATTTTCAAATCTTTTTGCTGTAGCGGGCTCGTGTAAGAATGCCTCATAGTCTTCAAGACCTAAGGTTTCATTCAGGTAGCTGTATGCAACGGCGTGGATAGTCTCTTGACTACCGAACATCATTGCCATTTGTTGAATCTCGTGCTTGGGAAACCACGAGACAACATTCTGCGTCCAATAGTCGGATACTGCGCACTCTGTCTGGGCAAAGCCGAGTAGTATGTTTCCGACCAAGTTCTTCTCTTTGTCATTTAGTTTTTCGTTCCAATCTTTTAAATCACCGGACATAGGAATTTCTGTATGTAGCCAAAAAGCCTGAGCTTGTTTTAACCAACCCTCTGTGTAATACTCAGGATATTCAAATGGTTTGTACGGAATTCTTTCTGTAAATAATGGTGCGTTCATAATTAATTTTTTATTTCTATTGCTATATCCACAAAGGGTAGATAAAATACGTGTTGTGTGTGTGTTGGGCCTTCATAAGTTCTAGCTCCAAATAGTACTCCTGGGTATGTGCCTAATGCCATACTCCATGTTCCTGATGGTTCTTCTTTATCATCCATAACATTTTATATTATATTGTTCATGTATCATTATAAGATCTTTCCATTTTAAATAGCCCCTTTTGTTTATTGACCATTTAATGTACGTGTCTATTTTACGTTCTTTATATTTCCTTCGAGCTAAATGCTTTCCGGCGTTTTTATTAATTCTATTACCTGATCGCATTCTTTTTGATTTTGTGGTTTATATAAAGTGTAACCTGGAAATTGTTTTGTCATTAAATGTTTAAATAATTTCCAACGTATTGGAAACGATTCATTAGGTCTACCTTTAGTTTCTATTATAAAATCTTCTCCTATAAAGTCTGGCGTGTATTTAATTGGTAGTATTCTTTTACAACCTCTATTTTTAAATATGCCTTTACTATTAGATTGTCTTTCGTATACTTTGTTTTCAAAATGAAAACCATTTATCAATACAAAAGTTTCGCCTTCGTATTTAGCTTTTATATTAGCCTGTTTTAAAGCTTTATACATATATTTTTCTAAACCAGAAGCGAAGTGGATCCCATCGTAAATAACTTTTTTAGCTACGACAGGACCTCTCTTTCTTTTATATACTCTTTTCTTTCTCATAAGTTTCTTTAGCTTTTTGTAAATACAATACAGCATCCATCAACTCTTCTTGTAAATGATTAAGCCAGTCAACCATTTTAGAGGGGTCTTCATCAAGTGTAACGCCATATTTTTTATAGCCTACATCTGATCGTTGTTTGAACTTGTCTACGACTCTTTCAACAACAGGGTCTCTGAATTTACATTTACAGCTCATCTTTCACAAATGTTCCGTTAATCATTTTTCCTGTTCTTTTGCTAATAACATTATAAGCTGAGTCAATACAATCTTCAATCTTAACACCTCTTAAATGTGCTAAGTTAGTAAGAACAACTATGATGTCACCGATAGCATCGATAACTTCAGGTTGGTCATTCTTTAATAAAGCTTTAGCTAACTCGCCAGCTTCTTCTTGAAGTTTTACATATTGAGTGTTCTCATTACCCTTTTCATATAGGCCTCTTACTTTGGCCCAAGTTCTAATACTATCAAATATGTTTTGTTCAGCATCAATGTTTAATGATTCTAAGCTGTTATGTGAACAATAAAATTCCCATAATGCTTTATTATATACATAGCTTCTATCGCTATTAAACATGGACGTATGCGCGTTAGATGCAATCCATTGTGCTGTTTCAACATCTAATAATATTTTGCCAAAGTTGGTTGTCCATGTCATCCCAATCTGGTCCATCAATCTGCCTTTAACTTTAGCAACTGGCACAGGGAATGTTGTGGTTTGGTCGGTTACGTTTATTTTCATTTTAAATAAATTTTTATAAGGTTTAATATCTACTTTGTAGCCATAAGACTTTTGAAGTTCTAGCTCTTTCTTTGATATGTAATCTATATCGTCAGACTGATCTAAAACTTCGTACTCGGTAGGTTTATAACCCTGCGTTTGCGTAACTCTTTTACTAAGATTACGTGTAACGCCGATTTTTTTACCTGGAATGTGATATAAATAATACATTATTTTCCAACGTTTAATTTTGCCGGTATTGCTGGCAAAGGGTTATAGTTTAATATTTCAATAGATTCTTTACTTGGTATATGTAATTTATCATCTATTATTTTAATACCCTCATTTAATTTTAATTCGGGTAGATTGTTTGATTCTCTTCTGTACATATAACAGGTTGCAGCATCAATATGATTATTGTATATATGACAATCACCAAGTTGAGCTATAAGTTTACCAGGAATATATTCTGTTTCTTTACATAATAATTCTAATAATAAACCATACATAGCTATATCGTAAGGCAATCCTAAAAACACATCAGCAGATCTTTGAACCCATATTAAATCCATCTTGTCGTTGTTTATATATACTTGAAAAGCATAATGACAAGGAGGCAATGCCATATTATCTAATTCAGATGCATTCCATGCGCTAACTAATAATCTCCTTGAGCTAGGATTTTCTTTAATGTTTTTAACTAAATTATACAATTGATCTGCATATCTTGTGTATGCACCATCTGCTATCTTCCACTTACGCCATTGATGGCCATATACAGGGCCAAGAGTACCATCTGTTCTGCCTGATCTTTTATAATCAGCATCCCAGTAAGATACATTATTATCCTGTAAGTATTTCATATCTGTTCTACCATTTAATATCCATAGTAATTCTGTTCTTGCAGAATTGAAATACATTTTTTTATTTGTAAGTAAAGGAAAGCCTATAGACATATCGTGTGTTAACTGTCTGCCAAATACAGATTTAGTTCCAACACCTGTTCTGTCTTCTTTATTAGGAGCTGACTGTAATATTGCAGCAACTAATCCTCTATACTGATTTTCTATATTTATCATAATAATATTTACACATTCTATAATATTCTGGCCATAGTGTTTCTTTATCGTATATATGTGGAGCAAAGTTACACTTCTCCCCTTTTTTATACGGGCCTAAGTTTATACATATTTTCCATTGGCCATCTTGCGGCATAGCCCAAGGCGAAATTCTTATGTTCTTTCTTGTACAAAACAATTTCCATTCTTGTTCTTCAGGCGTTGCCATATATGAAGGCAAATAGTTTTTTTTTCTTCTTTTATATAAACTTTTCATTAATCCCAGGGCATAGGTTCGTCATCGTGTATAGCAACTTCGTGTGGTATAAAACAACCAGATTTAGGTTCCCACGTAAAATGAGCTTCAGCTCCGTTCTCTCCTAAATTCTGAAACTTAACTTTAAGTATTTTAGCCTTAACAGTTTTGTTTTCATAATCTCTATGAACTAATATACCATGATAAGATGCATCATACCATTCACCTCCGCCTTTAATGTTATACATAGTTGGTTCTTCAATCTTGCCATTACTATCTTTATACATCTTAGTTGGATGTGCCACTATAAACACTAATACGTCATACTTTTTAGCAAACGTTTCAATCTTTGTTAGATACTCCATTGTGTATCTATTAACGTCTTCAGTTTTACAATCAACGTCTCTGATTTTATTAAACGGGTCTATAACCAAACATTTAATACCTTTACGTTTTACTAACTCAGCGCCTTTACGCAATACAGATTCAAGTGTGTATCTTTCCATGTCAATGAAAAAGAAATTATCATTAACGTGTTCCGCTACTTGATTCCATTTGTCTGTGCCAATATCATGTTTACGCGGCATATCTTGCCAAACTTTTCTCATTAGTTTATGAGCATGTAAATATGTTGGTGCATTTTCAGGCGATGCAAATGCTGTTTTCCATGCGTAGTTTTGATTATAACCAACTACCATCTGATCAACGAAATCTGATTTTCCGCTACTAGGTATCCCAGTAACAGTGATAAACTGGCCAGTATAAGTACTAAAAATGTTATCAAAATTAGGTAAACCAATTTGATACCCACGTTTGAAACCATTTTTAACAAAGTCCGTAATTTCATCTTCTATATCTTTAAAAGTTGTTACATTTTCTAATGGAACTGGCCTAGCTCCTTCAATACGTTTAATTAATTTCTCTTTACCGTATTTTATTAAATATTCATTTGCATCTTTGCAATCTTCAAATGTAACTAAATAACAAACTTCTGCTCCGAGTCGTCTTATAAATTCTTGTTGTAGCGCTTGACCTGGTTCGTCATTATCTACAGCTAGTATTACTTTTTCTTTATTCTCAAAGTAATCTATACAGTTATCCAAATAATCTAAATTATTTGAATTAAGTGTAGCTCCGTTAGGAACTGATATTGCATTCTTAATTCCGGCTTCATGTAATGCTAACACATCCATTTCACCTTCTGTTATTATACAATCGTCATAACCAACTATACTATTAATGTTATAAAATATCTTCTCAGCACCTTTATATAATTTGAAATTCTTTCTGCCGTCTCTATATTTAACATTAATGAGTTGGTCACCCATTATATAATTAAATTGAATTGTATTCTCGGACTTGCCGGTCTGTGGCATAAACTCTTTACCTTCCGTGACATTTAATTCATCTAAAGTTTTTTGAGATATACCTCGTGATTGGAACCACTCATATACTTTTGAACCTAACTGTTTAGGGTCAACAACATTCAACGCATCGGGCCTAACATACTCTTTGAGTGCAGACCCTTTACGTTGATATGAATGTAATTGAAATGTTGAATCACAGTGATGGCAAGTACCCAAACCTCTTTCCCAATCGTAAGAGGCACACTTTTGTTTTCTATTTTCAGGTTTTCTATTAGACGAACACAGGGGACAAATCCCCTGTGCTTTACCAACATCTAAATTATGTTGGTTAAACTGGTCGATTAAAAAACCATTAATCTCCGTGTTGTTTACTTGCATTAACTAACTATTTAAAATGGTAAATCATCTGCTACTGCAGGAGCCGGAGCCGCTGCTTGTGTCGGTTGATCTGATCTTGGTGCTGCATCAACATTATCACCATTTGTCCAAACTACTTGAACATTACCTAAATAAACTTTAGGATTTTTAGCTTCTCTTTCCTCCTTGGATTGAGCAACTACAACCGGTCCTTGATTACCGAACTGATCAACTTCATCATTTATTGTAATAGTAATCGGTAAATACTTACCTTTCTTACCAACAATGATTTTGTCTTTTGGTATCTCGTTAAGATTGATACTTGTTTTAATTATACTAGCCATATTATACTGCTGTTTGAAATAAATTATTGAACATAGTTCTCAGCTCAGTAGTTCCTACTGTAGCTCCTGTAGCTTGTAATCTTCTTCTGAAGTTGTCAGCTTTTTTGCTATACGCATGCAATCCATCTGAAGATGTTTTGTTTGCATAAAACTCTGTTGTTGGAAAGGTCATTCCCGTCATTGCACATAATTTAGTTGTTGCTTTTTTTCTTCTTGCCATAATAATAAGGGTTTTAAAGGGTTAAATTCATAAAGTATTGTGAAGGTTCAAATCCTTCGGTTTTAAAAAATAAGTCGTAAGCCTCAGTGGCTCTTTTAACTTTAGCCTCACCTGACTTATAAAAATCTGGTGAGCAATCAATAACTGCTATTTGATGTGTCTTTTTATCTATTACCATAAACACAAATTCATAGCCGAATAATTTACTGTAGATGTATGCCTGACTGTCGTAATTATAACGGTAAGCGGAACGCCTGAAAGCGTGTATATCAGAAGTGGTTTTCAGGTCAATGATTAGTTGATCATCATGGTTTATGATGTCAGCTTTTCCCTTCCACATATTGCCTTCAAGCTCCACTATACCAGGCTTCTCATACTCAACATCTATACCTCGGACTAAACCTCGGCATATATCATTATTCATTAATTTTTCGGTCATCAATTCAATTTGATCGACTTCGTGTTGTAATAAACACAGTTCGCCGCCAGACATTTCTTTATAATGTTTTGTGTTTCTCGTACTGCTTTCAATTATCTTAAACTTTTTTAATTTATCTGGTTCAAGTATTGCAGTATGAAAATAACCACCAACAAGAAACGCTGAAGACATTTTTGATTGTTCGCCTAAAGCTAAAGGATTAGTAAGCAAAGTAGATATGTCACTGTTACTCAAGAATTGTTTACCAAACTTGCCATAATAATGTTCATCTTCTTTTAACTTTTCTAATACCTTTTCTTTGTTCATTTACAATGTAGTTAATTCAATTAATTGTTTCTTAACATCTGGTGTTAAGACGTACTTGTTTTCAATCACTGCCATTTTACCACCTGCTCTAATGTAGTCTAAAGCTTTTTGAAATTTAACATCTTCTTTGTTTTTTATTTCAGCTTTGTTTGCGACTGGTTTAGGTTTAGCAATAGTAACTTTGCCGTGACTGTTTGTTGCGTCACTATCTTGAGTGTCGTCTATAAGTAATAAGTTGCCAAGTGCATACTTTTTACCGTAACTCGAAGCGGAACCAAACTTTTGTGGAGTTTGCATACCCTTCTGATTTAAGTCTACACCAACTAATGCTGTAGCTTTTATTTCCATACCTTTTTCATCTTGAATAACAGCTGTGCTTTCAAGTATAGGCATAGGTTCAGTTGAGATTAATTTTTCTTTAATCCTTACTGATACTCCTAACTCTAAGAGATAGGGTTTAATTGCTTCGAGAATGTCTTCGGCTGATCTGAAGTTGTATTTGCCGAATGAGTTAAATCTACTTTTCTTCGATTTAAATTTTGTCTGAATGGTTGACAGTTTCTGGTTTAGGGTCATACTAATATTATTACATGTTAATTATTAAACTTAAATTTTATATTTACCGTAACTTACAGGTAATCAAGCACTTGCGAGCTGTCTACGTTGTCAATTAAGGTTTGTATAGCATCGCGTTTTATCTGTGAAATACGAACATGAGCAGTACTCACATTGATTCCAACTATTGATGCTATCTCGTTTGCTGAATGCTTATCACAATCTAATCCGTAACTTAATCTTAATACATTATATTGCCGTTCATTTAAATGCGTTCGCATTAGTCCTAACAAATAAGTATTTAATAAAGCTATGTTGTATGGTTCAGATTTATCTATAACTTGATAAGCTAAATTTTCGTCGTTGTTTGGCTTAGCATCAATTGAAGAGAATACAGAATTAAAAAACATTGAAACTAATCTTTCGTCTTTCGGATTTCTGCGTATCTCATTTAATTTATGCTCGGGTATTCTTATTTCGCCTCTATTCATATCAACTGCACGTCTGATTGCACCTTTGATCCGTTTAGATAAAAACGATTTTAATGTTTTCTCTTGATCATCTGACTTCCTTAATGTTTCACGATCTAATTTATTTGTGGCAGCAATTAAACCTGCACTACCCTCTTGTATTAAATCAAGTATTGATAATATACCTGAAGCTTGATCAGACGTTGATTGTTTTCTTGCTATGTTTTCCACTAATGGTAAAAAGTTTATAATGATTTCATCATTAGTTAATCCAGTATAATCGCCGTCAATTGGTTTATTAACATCTTCCCAAGCATCTTCAACTTCTTGCTTATACTTTAAATATATTGGTATATTATATTTTTTCATATTTCGTTATTAAGTAATTCTTTTTCTGTTTTTAATTGGTTGCCCATGTTTCTATGTATTGTACGTGTCGTACAACCTAGTAATTTAGCTAATTTGTTAATTGTTATTTTTTGTTTTTCGTGGTTCAAATCAAGCATACACTGGTATATGTCATCTTCTGAAACTTTTTTGCCTTTACCAATTAATGTGCCAACAATACTCAGTTTTTGCGATAATGTTAAACCAGTATTAAATTTAAATATAACTTTACGTATACGATTACGCGGAGGTGTATCGCCAACAGCAAGCACTTCATTAATCATATTGTTAAGTATTTTTTGTTTCATAAAAAATGTAACAAAACCGTTTTCTTTGTCTGCAATAAAATTAAATATAGATCGCATATCATCATCAAGTGAAACTTCATCACCTTCGATGCCATCTGCATTTAAATAGTATAAAACTAAGAAATGCCACTTTAAAGATTTGTATGTAGTTATCTTTGCTTTACTTCTGAATAAGCTATAGCATTGATACGTACCTTCCGCGTAGTAATCATATAGATCAGTTGACTCGGTTGGCTCATCTGTGATAGGGTTACGATAGTATATAACTTGTCTATCATTCAGCCACTGTATGTTTCTTTCTTGTGACATTAGCTGTTTACTAATTATTATTTATTAGCTTTCGTCGCTCTTCTTGGCTTTTGAAATTTTTTGATTTTATCTGTGATACCTCTGTAATTAACTTTAATTAAATGCTTTGCATTTTTTGCTGTGTTACTCATTTAGTTCAATTTTTATGTTATTCCATTTTCCCATAGTGCCGACATTTACAAGTAAATCAATACGTTTAGTAAAACGTTTATTCATTCGGTCTTGTACAATCCAGTCGCCATCAAATTTTCTATTTATTCCTTCAATGCAGACAATTGCTCCAAACGTATAACCCAACTTTTCAAGGTCTCGTGAAACTGCTATCCACCGATGGCCTGCAGGATTATCAGGGTTTATATGTTTCATAGAGGCAGTGACGAATGGAGTACTGTCTGTCTGTTCAGGCACCGCATGGTAAACCGTAGCGGTCACTAACTCCTTTAGGAATAGTGTTAAAAGTATAAGGTGTTTCATTTTTATTTACTATTTTTGCTTTTTCAATAATGTAATATCGCCAGTAACCGTGTATAGCATTAGACCGTTTGAACTCGTCTGGCATGCATTGCGGCGGTTGTTTAAATTTATTACCAAGCGGCATACCCACTGGGCAATTTTTTAAAGCATCAAAACATTTTTCAATACTCAAATGCCGTTTATTATATCGCTTAGTATACTCATTACCGAGTGCTAGCATGTGTTCAAATAACCAATAGTACTGTGCACTTGTTTCACGACACCATATACTTGAGGGGTGATTGTAATGTGCTTTTTTATATGGTATATAAGAAGGATCATAGCCTCGTTCTTCAGCATAATGATGATGAGCCGTACAGAGCATTTGAGCGCTCTCTAAGATCATTTTAACTTTGTGTTTGTCATAAACATAACTCGCTGCTAAATGAGGGTCGTCGTGTAAATAAAATATGTTCATATTGTTTCTCCGTTTTGCCACTCGCCGCACTCTTGGCATGACGAGTCCTTTATTATATATTGGTGATATACTAATTCAGTGCTACCACAAAATTTGCATTTTTCTTTATTAGTTGTTTTTATTTTATTATCTATTTTACACCGGTAAGTTATAGTGCCATCTTTCCATGAAATTATATAAGAATTACTCATAGTCTCGTTATAATCTTTTTTTTAGGTTTTCAATTCTTTTTTTAATAAACGCCGCTTGTTCGTATTCTTCGTTGTCTTCGTATTCTTTCATTACACCAGTTAAACTTTCTATTTCTTGTAAAATTATTTCACCTTCTGTATATTCTTTAGCATCCTGTTGTCGCACGACATCAAGCCCGTAAGTAGCAGTTTCAGGATTAATAAATTCATTATACAAATCGGTTTTGATGCGGTTGTATAGCATTTGGTATTGCTTGTCTGTCATATTATTATTATCCATTAGTCTTCGTGTTTAGTCTGTATTTTATCTTGCACTTCAATATAAAGTTCATGAAGCATATCATCCACGTATAATTCGTCGTAAATTTCTTCATCGATAAATATATCAAGACCATCTTTAATACAACCGATAATTTCTTCAGCCATACCTGTAGCATAATAGTATACATTTTCAGGATTAAAACCGTAGTCATCATTAGCGTGGGCCCAATAAACCGTATAAGAGTCTGCAGTATATACAGATTCAAATATATAGTCACAAGTGTTGGTTCCCATAAAGTCCGTTGTAATTTTAGAATTGTAATAATCTAGTATCCAAGTCTTTGCTTCTTCAGGTGTAACGTCGTACATATCTTCTTTGTATATTTTTTCTTTGTTATTCATCATTATTATTTTTATCTTTCCAATTAGTATAACCCATATTGGGTTCTGAATACTTTTTAATTAACTTGTGACCCCCACCAACGAATACATTTTTGTTTTCGTAATTGTCCCAACAACTTATCCACACATCAGGTTTACCAGTCCATATTATCCATGTGTAATGGTGATCAATAGATTCTACACTAGGGTATAAGTATTGACTACGGTAATGAAAGTCTTTTACTAAATGTGATGCGATTCTTGAACCATCGCCAAAATTACTAAATCCTTGGTCTTCTTGCATATGTGTTATCCAGTTGGATAATTCTACGCCGTGCCATTGTGGATAACCATCGTGGTGTAAGTACATATTTACATAGCTATCGTCTTTTACTTTTTCAGGATTAACCGCAAAGCCTTGTTCAAATTGTTTAGCTACTGATCGGTTAATTACCATTGTTACGCTTCTTGTGCTCATCTAATATTAATTTTAAAATGTATTCGTATAATTCTTTTTCACGCTTTCTAGACTTTAATACAGAGTTGTGTAAACTCATAGGTATAAATCTAGTTGCGGTACCGTCATCAATATCTTTTTGATAATCGTGTATTTCCCACTCTAACGCATTTATTTTAGCGTAGATTTTATCGTGTGCTCGCTCGTTTAACGTCATTACTTTTTGATAATGTTATCGCCGTATAGCACTGAGTCAAGTGATCTGTCGTAGAAGTCTGCCCAAGTTTGCAGTTGTCTAACGTCGTCAATAGTTAATTGATACCACGCCGTGTGGCTCATCAATCTGTACTTTAAGTGTTTTGCGGTTTCGTATTGTTTCGCATTTGCATTTAGATTTTTTCGTAGTTCAGGAAATAACCTGTGGTAAAGTGATTTGCTCATAATTTAATTTTATTTAGTTTACGTTTATATTATCCAATTGTATTCGTATTTAGTTTGTAATTAAACCATCTCCTCAATTATACCAATTAACTCACTGATTATCAGTACAATACATGCCACTACAATATTGAAGGGTAGTAGTGCATACCCGCCAATTCTTACTACACTCTTCAGAATTGACACATAAAAATGTTTCTTTGCGTTCGGATATTTCATTAGTTGCGGGAGAAGGAATCGAACCTCCGACCTTTGGGTTATGAGCCCAACGAGCTACCTCTGCTCTATCCCGCATTAAGATAACAGTAAGCACAATGCACTTCCGTAATGCCTCTCATGTCAACAAGGCACACATGTACTTACTGTTTAGGGAACATAGCGGGATTCGAACCCGCGTTACCGTATTCCTGCCTCCGGAAGCTTTTCTCCGGCCATACCAAATTATGTTCCTTGTGAGTTAGTGTGACAAATGGTCTCAGCTCTTAAATTGTCTCCTATTTCTCACTTCGCCAGCTATTCACTTATGTGTGTGTAATACACTTCCGTACGTTCACATATGCCCGTCGACAGTCGACACCACATACACACCTAATTAAGCTACTCGTCTGACTTTGTTACTTTCTTCGCCACGATTTATGCACCGCAGCACTTACTTCTTGAGATACAATTTGCACCTCGAGTACTTGTTTGTTTGCAATTATAGGTACGTAACTGTATTGTTGAGTTGTACTGCAATCAACACAGGTATTGTAACCTAGTTTGACTCTACCAATTGGTATTATATTTTTACATTTACATTTTTTCATACAAATATATTATCCAATTGAGTTCGTGTTTAGTTTGTATAATCTTCTGCAGGTACATATCCAGCGTGAAGTTTCTCGATAGTTAAGGTTTGTATAGCACCGTGCACCGTGTTGAATGCTTCGTCGTCTAATTTTTCAAACTCTTCAATTCCGTCCATTGCCCATGCAATAGAGTCATACAATGTTTCTATAATGTAAGCCACCTGCACGTCGGCAACTTCTTCCATAATTTTCATTTTACTCATAATTTTTAACTATTTTAAGGTTTAATTCGTCTGCAACATAGTTTATATGTTTTGTAGTGGTACGAGAAGATGACATTCCGTATACTCTCCATTTTAATTTATATAATTTGTCACCAACTATTTCGGCAACGTGAGTATTATATGAATATACATCGTTACCTATTACTCTTAAATTTTGTTTATATCTCTTTAATTTCATTATTTATAGTTTTTACATTTTCTAGAACTTATCCAATATTCACCATAAGGGTCACTTAGGTTGTACTCTTGCAATAGGAAGTTTGCTTCGGTTTTATCATTACATTCTTCTATTGTTTCGTTTTCACCATTGAATTTGTAGTTAATATATATCATTGTAATAAGGTTTTAGGTAGTTAGTATCGTAGTTAATTGATTTTGCTACGTTTTGTCTCCATTCCCACTCTTTCTTGCGGTAATCATAGCTTTTACACCATTTTTTAACTGCAGTTACTTGTGGTATTTTACCGTATTTCGCTTCATAATCAAGACATTCTTGTAGTTTAGCGTCGATTTGGTCCTGAGGATAGTCTATAAATTTCATATTATAGGGTATCAAATATTCCAAAGGTTGCATTTTCAATTGATGATGGATCGGTTGCAAGGTGGTATAGCAATTGGCCCATACCTAGTACCCACATTATAAATAATCCTGCAAGAACTATTTTTAATATTACATCGACCGCTTTGTAGTCACTCATTTTTGAAAAGAATATTGCTTTTATCATAGTTATTAATTTATTATATTATCCAACTTACTTCGTATTTAGTTTGTAATGTCCATTTGGATCCACCGCGTAGTAATTCCATCTACCTTTATAAGCATATGATTTACCTTTTAAGAACGTGGATTTTTGATTTACTTTGTAACGTCTGTTACCCATTCCACTGCACTCGCCGTATACTTTGGCCATCTCATAATGTTGATGAGCTCGTTGTTTTCTTTTTGCTTTGGTGTATGCCAACAATTCCTTCATTGACTTGCATACGTAGTAAGTTTTATTTTCCTTCATAATAATTTATCATTTTATTTACTTTGTTAAGTGAATCTATACTCACCCATTCGTTGATTTCGCTCACATAGACGCATCCGTCTATTACTTTTAATTGATTAGTCATAGTATTAAATTTTAAATAGTTATTGTAGTGTTATAGTGTTCGTGGATTTCTTCAATTGCTTGTGTAAAATCTTCTTTTTCAATTGTACCATCGTTTAGTTTACTTATTTGGAAACCTATTTCTCGCATTAAATTTTCAAAGTTTTTCATATTCAATTATATTATCCGTTAGTGTTCGTATTTAGTTCGTGAGTTTCAATTATACCTAGTACATCTACTCTAGTTAGTTTATCTTCCATTTGCATACCGATTGCCCAAGTAAGATCATTTCCGTATTTATCTGTATATATCATTTTATTCGTTTTTTAGTGAAATTCATTATAGATTGCTAAAACTTCTCTTTGTTCTTCTTTAGTTAGTTGAAAGACATTTTTGTTAGGGTAAAGGTTTTTAGCGATTCTAATTAGGGCAGATTGATTGTACATAGTTATTTATTTAATTTTATTTAGTTTATTTAGTAATTCACTTAGTAATTCAGTGTTAGTATACTTTGATTTTTCGTCAAACCATTCTTGATTTACTATTTCATAAGTTAAAAAGTAATTGAAGATTTCATTTTCATTTTCTATATTTTCAATAGTTCCCCAATATTCTGGGTATTCATTTAGTAAAGTAATTTCTTTTTCAATTACATTTTTAATTAGTGGTAAAGTTCTTAACATAGTATTATTATTATTTGATTACACTTATATTATCCAAATGACTTCGTATTTGCTTTGTAAATAATTTCAAAAGTAGGTAAAATGTTTAATATGTAAAATGGTGTTGTAGGTATAACACTCTATCTCTATATACCCAAAAGTGTGACATTAGGTATATAATGATTTAATAGTAGCTAGCTATTGTCGCTATTTACCGACTGTCGTTTTGTCGTGTTAGTAACTAAGTATGACAATTTGTCGCTTTTGAAAAGTTTGGCGCAATTTTTGCTATACAATGCTATACGCCACCGCGTAGATGCCACTGGTGTTGCGGTATCTACTTACTCTACACGGTGATGTTTTTTAAGATTCAAGTAAATCTATTCTTTCAATTACTTTGTTTCTTACATTAGTTGGCATATCAGTTGATTGAGACCAATACTTTCTTTTAATCCAACATGGCATTACTTTTAGTTTAGGTAACATTACTTTTAACACTTCGTCATGGTTATAAGTTATTTGTTGGTGTTTGTTATTAATAAAGGTTATTATTTGATTTCTACCAAACCAACTTTCTCTTACTACAAAGTTGTTTCTGTGAATAGGTGGGAAGATTTCAGTTAATTCTTCTTTACTTAATTTACTTAGGTTTTCATTTAATTTACTCATTTTATTTAATTTTAAAGGTTATACTTATTTTATATTATTATCCAGTTTACTTCGTGTTCAGTTTGTAAAAGTTTTATTTATACTTTTGAATTAATTTATTTATTTCTTTTAAGTTTTTAAAGTGATAATGGTATATTACTTTATTATTATTTAATATTGTAAAGTCATACATTTTGAATTTTTTAGAGTAGGCTATTTGAAAGATATTTGGGTGCATATTATTTATTTTTAATTACACTTATATTATCCAATTTGCATCGTGTTCGCCTTGTAAAACGGGAGATGACAATATGACATATAAAAAATGAATGTATGACAATATGTCACAGGTAAAGATTCCGGCGCGGTTTTTGCTATACGCAATGCTATACATTGCTATACAGCTTCGCTGTAGCTCCGCTGCTACACTAGTATTATCCAGTGCAGTCCGTGTTTACTACGTAACAAAAGGTAAAACTTTTCACTAAAATATCCTAAAAGGCGGGGGGGTGGGGTAAAATAAATGGCTTTACTATAAAGGTATATTGCTGTAATATGTATATATAACCCATTACTTCCCTATACGACATTAGCCTGTAAAGGTACATTAGTAGCTACCTAACGTCACGTTATTAATAATTAGGTATAATAAGTAATAATAAAGTATGGCACAAAAACTATCAATGAAAGCCCGGTTGGCTAAAGCAAAGCGAGACAAGAAATATGCGATGAGCGAATGGGGTAAATACAAGAAGCGTACTGCACAGGCAAAGAAGTGTAAGAAAGGGTTTGATTTCGATCACAGATTAGGCAAATGTATAAAAGCATCCAAGAACAGAGCCGGTGGAAAAGGCGGTACTAAAAACGAAAAAACCCAAAAGAGGTACGGGTATTA